ACTGAAACAGACAATAATGCTCGTTATGTTTATAGAGAAATAAAGCGTTCAAGTTTTGTTCGTTCTTTTGCCGTTGGTGAAGGTATTGATAAAAGTAAAATAAAAGTTGATTATCAAAATGGAGCAATCAAGATTATATTGCCTAGAATTAAAATTGAAGAGCAAAAGCCACAAAAAGTCAAATTGCTATAAGATAAGTGTTGACAATTGATATATCTTCATACAATATATCAGTTGTAAAAGGTTATATAAAGTTCCAGTTCTTATGATAATTGGATGGTGGAGGGTGATATTGAGTTCAATCACCCCTAATTCAGCCTCACAGAAATGTGAGGCTGTTTTTATATATAACTTTATAATAAGTCATCGCAATGGTCAGTAATGTTGATATTTATATGTTCAGACAAATTATATATACAACATGAGATTTTTAGCATATTCAGTATTATTGAGTGCAATTGTTATATCTGCGTGCGGCGCTTATTTTAGCATCGTTGGTTTAAAGTTGTTGTTTGTTGGTGGCGGCATATCAATTATAATAATGGGAAGTGCTCTTGAAATTGGTAAACTTATTACTGCCACATTTCTCAAACAAAAATGGAACGACATAAATATCCTCATGAAAACATATATGGTAATTGCCACCATATTTCTTATGGGTATAACATCGGTTGGTATTTACGGATATTTGAGTGCGGGATACACGGCTACAAACATTGCGGTGCAAGGATATGAACAGCAAATAGAATCAAATAATATAAAAGTTGCGGAGATGAACAGTGAAATAGACATCATAAAGAAGTCTGATTATAATGCGGATGAAATTGCTGCCGCTGATGTCAATAGAAAGAAGTTTATAGAACAAAAACTTCAAGTAGTTGCGCAAAAAAATCAACAAATTGAAAACATACGTAAAACAGCAAATACAAACAAGGATGCGTCTTCCGACGTAATGGCAGCAAAACAGGCACTTGAGATTTCAAAATCATCCTCTGACAATGACATATCCAGAGAACTTGAACAGATCAAACTGTATAATACACGTTTGGAAATATTAGACAAAGAGATGCAGAAATGGATGGAAGAAGGAACTGGTGGATTGTTTAAAAAGAATGGGTTGGACAAGGCCAGAACGGTTAAAGATGGACAATCTAAAGAACGCTCAGACATAGATGCTCAGATTAAATCTTCACAAGATAGAATTGAAAAATTACGTTCTCAGTACGCTTTGCAAGTCAAAGCATACAACGACAGAGTTTCTGAAATAGAAAACAGAAGCAATTCGCAAAGAGGAGAAATAGAATCAAATATCAAAAAAATTGAAAAAGAAAACGATGAAATAATGACATCAATTGATGTATACAACAAAGAATCCGACAGTAAGGTAGTATCTTTGAATTCTAAAAAAACAGAATTGATTGAAGATGGAAAGAAAAAAATATCGGAATATAGAAAAAGTATACAGGATCTAAAAAATGAAAACACAACAATAAAAGAAAAAATTGTTCACACGGACGTTGGTACATTCAAGTTCATCGCAAACAGTTTGGGTATTCCGTTGGATAAAGCGGTAAATTATTTCATATGGTCAATCATGGCGGTTTTTGATCCGCTTGCAATAGCGTTGGTTCTGGCCTTCAACACAATGTTGAAAAATAAAGATGATATGCAACTTGCAATTGTTCCAACACTGACGCCGGAACCTACACCCACTCCAACACCCACTCCAAAACCCACTCCAACACCAAGCGTCACTCCAGCACAGATAATAACTCCAACCCCAACGATAACAGAAACTCCAAGTACTACCCCAATTGAAACCGCGACTCCAACCCCAACTCCAACGAAAACATCAGAACCAACATCAGGTTCCGAAGTCACCAAGGATAATTACGAAATGGCATTGAGAAATATGGTGGAATCGGTAATAATAAATCAATCGCCACCAGTGCCGTCTCCTATATTAAGAGAATCTGAGTATTTCAGTCGCCCACAACCATAAATTGTTTTATTATATATTGACAAAATCCGACAATTAGATATATATGTGAGTTGTATAGTAAAACTATTCACATATCAATGATTTACAAAATTATTAAGGACAAAGAATTCTTACGAAAGCCAACATCTCCAGTTACTTCTATTGAAGAGGGGCAGCAAATAGCAAATAAACTTATAGAAGCACTTGATTTCCACAAAGTGGGAATTGGATTATCCGCCAATCAAATCGGAATATCTAAAAGTGTTTCGATTGTGCGAGCAAGAAAAGATCAGCCGCCCATCATATTAATGAACCCAGTGATAACAGATAAAAGTGATGAAAAGATCATTTATATAGAAGGTTGTTTGAGTATTCCGGGAAAATCTGGTAGCACAATTCGAAACATGAAGGTTACAGTTAATACTCTCAACCACGCAAATTCATTACCATTTGGACCAGATAATGAGCCAGTCACCAAAGATAGCATTTATAGTGACTATGGTGTACTGGAGAGTGTGTGTATTCAACATGAAATAGACCATTTAAACGGCAAACTTATCACAGACGATGGAGTTCGTTTTGTTAAGAATATTGAGAAAAAAATAAAACATGGAAGAAATGATAAAGTAGTAATTGAAAAAAACGGAGAAACCCAGTATATAAAATATAAAAAAGCAATGGAATTTGTTGAACAAGGATGGAAAATACTATGAACATTAACCTAGACAATCTTGAAGAAGCAAAAGAATTGCTTGAATATGCACTGGAAAACCGTCGATGGATTGAAGTTGAAGAAGCACTCGAAATACTGAAAGAGTCTCTTGGATACGAAATCGGAGACTCGGAAGAAGAAAGTGAGTAACTTATGTGGATAATAATAATATTGATGATATTATTTCTAATATCAACGTGTGCCTTATCGTATGCATGCTATAACATGATTAAGAAAATTGAAATGTATGAGTCTTGGGTTTCGGAATTTAGAGACGAGGTCAACCAAATGTATAGCAGAATAAAATCGGTAGATGATAGAAATTTATTTGAAAAAGATGACGACGTGGGTGGAACTTTTTCCGATATACTAAAAATAACAAAAGAGTTCAACGATAGATTTGGTTGAACAAAAATATTTAAATAAAATAACATGAATAAAAAGAAAAATTTGAAAAAGTCGAAAACATCCAAGATAAAAAAAATGGAAAAGAAACGTGTAGAAAAACCTATACGTGTGAAAAAAATAAAAATCAATCCAACTTTTGAAAATACATCGGAAATTTTAAAAAGATCAAGAGGCAGGCCCAAGGGTACTAAAAATAAAAAATTAGAAGAAACAGTTCCGAAGATATCGAATGTGTATTTCACGCCTGATACCGAAGCGGCGATTGTTGCATACAATAGTACCGACGACGCAAGAGAAAAAGATAGAATATACAACGAGCATATTCAGCATGCCTTTTTAAAAATAGCAGAAAACATTTATAATACTTTCAAATTTAGCTATGCTGATGTAAGTCCTCTTGAAATCCAAAAACAAGCCATATCACATATGGTGGCAAACATGAGCAAATATGAAGCTGGAAAAGGCAAGGCATTCAGCTACTTCAGTATTGTTGCTAAAAATTGGTTCATCTTGGACAACAACATGACCTATAGGAGATTTAAAAAGCACGTTGAAATTTGTGAGCAAACGGGTGAATCTGGCGAATTTGTGGTTGAACCGGAACATCGAAAGCGAGAAAGCGAAGCTAAAGAATTTATTAAGTTGATGGTTGATTATTGGGACAAGAACGTTAACAAACTTTTCAACAAAGAGAAGGATTTAAAGATAGCATATGCTGTGGTTGAAATATTCAGAAATTCGGACAGAATAGATGTATATAATAAAAAAGCACTGTATCTATATATACGAGAAATAGCCGACTGCCCGACTCAAAAGATTACCAAAGTGATCAACAAGATGAAATCTGCTCAAAAAATTATAGCCGAGGAATATCTTAACAGAGGCACAATTGGTGGAGCAACTATCTAAATATATATTATAATATCTATTTATGAACATGAATAGTGACATAGAGATATACAAAGGTAAAAATTTCTCAGACCTGTGTAAAGATATAATAAAAAATAGTGAAGAAAAAAAGAATCAAATAGATATTTTGATCACGGATCTTCGTGAAATGATTAAAACAATCAACGATGCTACAATGATTGTTCCTCTTTTAAAAGAGTATTTCGATGTTGGTGTGCGAAACGATGAGCAACTTATAAAACTTGCAGCAATTATACAACGAATGATGGCTGGCAAGGTTGGTGCGGACGGTGATGGTGGAGGTATGTTGCTTACCGACGAAGAAAGAAAACAACTTATGACAACAGTCGAAGAAACGGCAAAGCAGCTAAGTACCAAGGAAGTTTCAAATAGACAATCAAAATAGTATATGGCACATTCAATAATAGAAAGACGCGGTGAGCAGAATGTCAAGCAGAATGACATGTTGGCATCCAAGAAGTTTGTAATTGAAAGAAAACCCGACAGCATATTTTTTTACGAACTGGAAGAAGCTGTTGTATTGGACGTAATAATGGACGAGTCGCATTATATGTTTAATAAATCAACGCTCGATCCTGAACAATGGCCACCCAATATAGATGGAAGTGCTCCAAGTGAAAAAGATCCAGACTATTCTTGGATAGGTAAAATAAAGTTTAGATTTTTTAAAAGTGACATCGGTGTTGAAACGCAACTTTTAAATTGGGCATCTCCGATTGAAAACACCGGAATTGTAGAGTATCCATTGATAAATGAAATGGTCATTGTTGGAAAGTACATGGATCAATATTTTTATACAAGAAAGATCAATACAAGTTACAATGTAAATTCAAACGCATTAATTTATGCAGAAAGAATTTCCGGTGGTGTTGATGAAAACCTCGATGAAGATGGAGAGAAGATAAACGGTCCAGTTTCTACAATGAATTATGCCGGAGGCTCAAACTATACCGGAGTTCTTGGATCTTATTTCAAATTTAATCCAAAGATAAGAGCATTGAGATCGTTTGAAGGAGATACAATTCTTCAATCTAGGTTTGGGTCTTCGATTAGATTTGGAGCATACGATTTTACAAGAAATAATGATAATGGGCTTGGAGAATATTCCGACAAAGGAGGAAATCCAATGATTTTGATACGAAACCGACAAGCTCCGATAAAAGGTGCTGACGGTAAAACTGCCAAAGGATTGACGCTGGAAAATATAAACAGTGATGGTTCATCCATTCATCTCACTTCGGGTAAAACCCAATCAAATTTTACACCAAACACAACTACCGGTATGGTTAATGTAACCAAATCAATAAAATTTCCATCAAAGTTGGACGGTGAACAGATTGTATTTAACAGTGATAGATTAATATTTTCGGCCAGATCAAATGAAATGATGTTTTTTTCCAAAAAATTTATAACTATAACTACGGATCAGGTATTAAGTTTAAATTCATATGGAAATACAACCATAACTTCTGCAAATGGAATAATGACTTTGAACGCGGCAAAGATATATTTAAATTTCAACAAAGATGCTCCAAATGAGCAACCGGTATTGAAGGGACGAGATACTGTGCTTTGGATGTATACCTTGTGCGATTGGATGCTTTTAAGTGTAAATACTCAAATACAAATGCTATCTGCATTGATCTCACATTTTCACATAACAAAGGTTGGGCCGACCACACCGGCTCTGCCTCCAGCGGCGATCTTGTGGATTGAACAATTGCAATCACTTTTTGCATCACAGACAAGCTTGATTGCCCTTCGCTCTCAATTGAGTTCATTGATGAGCAGCCGAGTATTTATTGGATGATAATATGAGTATATTAAGCATAAGCACCGCGCCTCCAACACGAAGAACACTCAGTAATACTACTGTTAATAAACCTCGCTATATTGCATTTTCAGTTGAAACAGCACCTGGTAATTATGCCAGATCAACTCCCGGTGGAGTTAATATATCAAATTTATTGAGTCAACAGCGTGCACCATCGCTTGGAATTCCAAGACTGAGACTGACTCCAAATTTTAATGTTTTTGGATCTTATCGTAGAGGTGGAGTCAGTACATCAACCGGTGGATTGAATTTGAGTGCGACAATAAATGGTAGAAAAATTGGAATACCAACCAATGCTCGCGGAGTGGTTGGAGCTATTGCATCCGCATATGGAGCACCAACAACCATGGGCGGTGCAATTGCTTTCGCAACGAGAAAATTGGATAATGCACTACCGCCGCTCAATGAGGCATTGAAAACCTTTGGCATACCAACAAATATAAGAGTCATAGTTGGCGACCTTGGATTGGAATTTCCAAAAATTCCAGATTTTCCAGGATTAGACAAAATAGGACTATATCTTGGTGCTGGAAAAAAGTGGATAGCCGAGCAACTCGCGAAATATACTACGATATGTCCCCCGTTTATTCCAGGTTTGAAAATTAATATGGGTATGGCGTTGGCAGCACTATCCATTATCAGGGCACTTATGAAAAACAGTCCAAGCGAAATATTGAAACATCTCTTGAGCCAAATTGCAGACGATATTGTTGGTCAAGTAATGGATCAAGTAAATGATGCTGTGGATAAAACTGGAATAAATGAAAAGATAGGAGACTTAAAAGACCAAATTGGCGGGGTTCTGGGAGCCGCACAGGGGCAATTTGAATTGAACTTTAAAATATCAAACCCGCCCAGAACGGAAACTGATGAAGAAGGTAACGTGACAGAAATTGCGCCCGAAGTACCAAAATCCGGTATACCCACGTTAGGAGATGCATTTCCGTCCATAACATCTGAACTTCAGGCAAAAGTGGAGATAAATCAATCGGAATTTATAAGTCAAAATTCTCAACAAAAGACATATACCTTTCCACCAACCGGATAATAATTAAAAATATTGTATATTTATATAAGGAACCATATATATGAAAAAGAACGAACTAGTAGATATTATAAGAACTATCGTAAAAGAAGAAGTTAATAATGCACTTCCACAACTTCTGATGGAAGTATTGGCTGAAAAAATAACTCAGAATTCAGACGCCATATTAGAGTCCAAAAGGCCGATGGCTTCGATACCAACAAAAACTACAAATTTTAATGTAAAGTTTGATGGTCCGGCAAAGCAACAAACTCCACCGCCTATGAAGATGTTTGCAAAAAATCCAATCCTCAATCAGATTCTGAATGAAACTGTCGGCGGAGTTCCATATGAAGAAGCATCCGCACCATCGGCAATGGATGTCATCAAAACTCTTCCAATTGAAACATTGAATGAAAATAAAGAAATGGCGGCAGTTGCGAATGCACTGTCGCGCGATTATTCCAAATTACTAAAGGCTGTTGACGCCAAGGCAACAGCAAAACGTCCGGTATAAAAATGGTAACTCCGTCACAGACATATGGAATATTATTGCCTATAACTCATGGGCCGCAGGGATTTTTTAATTCAAGCTATGACATTCTCGAACAGATAAAAAGCAACCTTAATGTACTTTTGAGAACGAGAAAAGGCGAGCGTAGAATGAATCCGGAATTTGGATCTGGTTTGTGGAACATCTTATTTGAAAATTATACAGATGATATTACCCCTATGGTAAAAAATTCCATACAAAGAGATATTGCAAAATGGATGAGTTATGTAAAAATTCAAGACATTCAAATTTATACCAGTAGCGCGGAATACAAAGACAAAAACAAAGTTGGAGTAAAAGTATTATTCACGGTACCAAGTGCGGGTATCAACAAAACACAAACCATCGAAGTTGCCGTAAATTCTGGAAATATATGATACTAGATACACCAAAATCATTTCAGCCGGATAAAAAAGATGTAAAATATCTCAATAAAGATTTCACTCAGTTGAAACAATCGTTGATGGATTTTGCTAAAACATACTATCCAAACACATACAAGGATTTTAGCGATGCTTCTGCGGGCATGATGTTTATTGAAATGGCTGCATATGTTGGAGATGTGTTGTCGTATTATATAGATTATCAATTTAAAGAATCTATGTTGGTTAATTCGGAAGAACGTAAGAACATAATCGATGCCGCTAGATCGATGGGATATAAGATGAAGCCAATATCACCATCAGTCACAAAGTTGGATGTATATCAACTTGTGCCATCGAAGATGAACACAGGCGGTCAAATGGTTCCCGACCTAAACTATTCTCAAATCATAAAAGCTGGTATGTCAACTACCAGTGATAGCGGAATATCATTTTTAACAAATTCTCCTGTAGATTTTACAGTGGATACAAAAAACGATCCACTGGAGGTATCCGTGTTTCAACGCAATGCAGCCGGTCAACCCGATTTTTTTGTGTTAAAAAAGACGGTTGATGCATTTTCTGGTAGAATTGTTACAAAAACGGTGTCTATTGGAAATCCGTCTCCATTCTTAAAAGTATATTTGGACGAACCAAATGTAATTGAGGTAATGGATATATACGATTCCGATGGAAATCGCTGGCATGAAACGGATTATCTCGCACAAGATCTTGTACCAGTCAACTACGAGAATATTTATAAAAACGATAATACTCTATCGGTATACAGAGATACTTCTCCGTTTTTGTTGAGATATTTGCGCACGGCAAAAAGATTTGTGACAGGAGTTGGTGCCGACAATACCACATTTTTGGAATTTGGGTCTGGCACAAGTATCAAAGAAGACGAACTCATTGTTCCAAACGCATTCACCGTTAGTAAGCCTACCACATTCAGAGCTGAGAATATTGCATATGATCCATCTAACTTTCTGTCGTCAAAGTCATTCGGGCAGGCTCCATCAAACACCACCCTGACAATTAGATATGTTGTTGGTGGAGGAATAACTAGCAATATAAATTCCAACTCCATAAAAAATATTAGCTCGGTGGAATTTTTCGGAGATTTGACCGAGATAGGAAAGCTTGAATTGGATCTTACAAATCTCGTACGCCGTTCCGTCAAAGTAAATAATCCCATTTCCGCGTCGGGTGGAAGAAGCGCCGAAACAAACGATGAAATAAGAAATAACGCACTTGCTTATTTCGCCGCACAAAACAGAGTTGTTACTCAGGGAGATTACGAGGTAAGAACATTTGCAATGCCATCAAAATATGGATCTATAGCAAAAGTTTATGCAGTAACTGATACGCAACTTGATATGGCAAACATACAAGCGACTCCGACGGAAACTCAATCGGGCCGTTTTTCTCCGGGCACAATTAACAAAGTCAACCCAGATAAAAATAATCAGTTCGCTATAAATCTTTATATCTTATGTTATGACAACAACCAGCGGTTAATCACATCAAACGAAGCTATTCGCCAAAATTTGAAAAATTATCTAAATCAATATAGAATGTTGACAGACAGTGTAAATATGATTGATGGATATATCATAAATATAGGAATAGATTTTACGGTAATTGTATACAAGAATTATAATAAACGAGAAGTTCTGGCAAATTGTTTAACATTGGTTCAACAATTTTTTGATATTAATAACATTAAATTCTGTCAACCTATTAATTTAAGTCGCCTTCAATTGGAAATCGCAAAAGTGGATGGAGTACAATCTGTGACATATTTGAATGTCAAGAATTTAACATTAAAAGATGGGGATTATTCTCCGCATGAGTATAATATAGGAAAAGCCACTGTTGATGGAGTTATATATCCATCAATTGATCCAAGTGTATTTGAAGTCCGTTTTCCATCAAAAGATATAGTGGGGCGTGTAGCGTAAATATAGCTCAAATTTATTTGAGGCGGCGTATATTTATAATGTGAATAATATAGCACATGCACTACTTTTTATATCCAACTAAAGACGCATACATAAGCAATCTTCCAGCCTATATGTATAAAAATACAGGATTGGACGAACTGCTTGAAGTGGAAAAGCGAATATCTACCAACGGATGCTCCAGCGTAGTTCAATATACGGAACTGGTCGGATACACGGCATCAAGTTGCGAATTGTTGAGTGGTTCATTTTCGGGATCATTTAATCCGGAGTCAACCAGTTCTGTTGTCATTTCCAGTTCATACGAACCAAGATACACCAACACAATGAGTTCGGTTGTTTCAAGAGCACTACTTCGTTTTGATTTGGACGATGTTGCAACCGCAATAACAAATAACGAAATAATAAACCCTAAATTTTACCTCAATCTGAAAATATGTGAGTCCGTTGAAGTTCCAACAAAATACACATTATTTGCTTATCCAATTTCTCAATCTTGGGATATGGGCACCGGTTATAAATATGACGGATCAACCTCACCGGATGGTGTAAATTGGAAATTCAGTAGAGCGGATCAGATTGAAAAGTGGTGGAGTACGGGGTCATTTACGGATTGCAGTGGCGGCGGTGTGTGGTGGATAGACAGCAATACCAAAAAATCCGGTTCAGCCATTGACACACATATATATATTTCTGGAAGCTATAGTGCCAAACAGGACTTTGATTATCAAACAAGCGATGTTAAAATGGAAGTAACTAGCATGGTGCTTGGGTGGTTAAATGAAGAAATTGAAAATAATGGTTTAATTTTGATGCACAGCGATGAATCAAGTTCTGTTGAATATGGAACTTTGAAATTCTTCAGCAAAGAAACAAATACTATATATTCACCATATCTGGATGTTGCGTGGGATGACTCTGTTTTAAGTTGGGAGTCACCAGGATTTGATACAGGAAGTGCCAGCCCAATTCAAATTCGAGATGCCGTAGTTGGCATAAAAAACATGGCCACGGAATATAAGTTTGGATCAATCATCAGACTGGATGTTAGTCCCAGAAAAAGATATCCTCAAAAGACATTTACGAACAAACTTTCCGATTATTTATCACAGTACTATCTACCATCATCTAGCTTTTATCAAATAAAGGACGCCGAGAGCGAGGAAAATATATTGCCATATGATAATTTTACTCGTTTGAGCTTTGATTCAAATGGAAATTATTTCATGCTAGACACAACTGGTCTACCGTCGGAAAGATACTACAAGGTTCAAATAAGAACAGAGCAAAGCGGGTCTATAATGACATTTGATATCCCAACACCATTTAAGATTTCAAGATGAATCCAAACCCAACTTTGCAAGGATACAATCAAACCGACATAGAAAAACTAACTCGCAGCGGTTCGATCATTCCAAATATTGATAGTAGTGGAAATTTGATAATACAGAATGCTCCTGATCAGATATATAGTTCATCTATTACAATAGAGTTGATAAATGCTGTGTATATTCCAACTAAAGTAGAGACGAAGATTGATCCTACATTTTACGAATTATAAGTTATATGGAAAATTTGAATAATAGTTTGCAATTCATATCATATCCCTCGAAATCTTTGGGTCATGGATCTACCTTGTCCCAGTCGGACATTATTTTTTACACAGAAAATCAAACTTCCAGCAATTTTCCGTTCGGTAAATCGGAAAAAGACATCATAAATGTTGGCGTATATGAGCTAAGTGGTGAATTTGTTGCTTCCACAACCATTTATTCCAGTGGTTCTTACACAAAACACACCGCGTCATATTATGATTCTTTTAATCAGTATAATCAATACTCATACAAGAAATATAATAGTGATTTTTTCATTGTTGGTAGCGACCAAAAGTCACTGCTATTTGATGTAAGCAGATGCTTGAATTCTATTGGAGTGCAGGATGGGAATTATAAGCTATATGTTGAATTAAATAGAAATATTGTTGGAAATGAAAAACAAAACGGCGAGAGACTTATCATCAATACTATTTCTACCGGAAGACAAGAAATAACATTGATACCTCAAACGCTGAGAGGTACCGATTCGGAAATAAATCGAGAATATGATATATTTTCCAACAGTCGACTTCAATTGAAAGATGTTGTTGAAGAAATATCAACGAATATTTCCAATCCCCAAATATACAACATTTATAATCTAGTGATGGAATCCAATCCAAGTGGATCGGCTGCTCTGAAGTATAATTATGGACTCAAAACGGACGTTGACGTAATAAACTTTTTGACCGACATATATTACGGAGTATCAACCGGAAATTACAAATCAAATAGACAAATTGCCAACAATAATATTCTTGGAATATATAATCAGTTCAATAATTGGATGTATCAGAATTATGAAGCTGGAGTTACATTCCAAATTATACAGGATTATTATTACAGTTTGTTTTTGTTTATTGTTGATAGAGAACTCAACAATATCACAAACAAACGTCCAGATAGTTTTCCTCAAATTGTTGAATTTTTACAAACTATATTTTATAACGAAATATTTTATCCCGCGATTTATGAGGCAGAACTCAAGCGAAATATAGATTTATCTGGGTATTTTAAGTATTACTTAAATTTTACAAATGGTCAAAAAATATCAATAATCAATCAAAAATTGATTCCAACTCAAGATCCAAGGTTCTATGATTATTTAGCACTTAAAATAATAGATCCATTGCCACAAAATTTTGACTTGGGTGCAGAGGCGTGGATCACATGTGATTTCGGATTCTTGCCAATTGTACAGAATTTATTTTATTTTTCAAAAGTAGAAATTAAAACAATACCGTTGAGAGGACCAAATTTTCTTGTAAAAATAGAAAATGAGGGAAATTCCACGCAAGCTTTGTCGATGGATGAACTAATTTCTGTCACCGGAAGTGCATACAATGAATTGGCAAAGAAGATAAGTTCGCGTGAAAACCAACTGATTGATACTACAAATTACAGAAACTTTGAAAATTTTGTAAATTTTTCTTCGGCGGATATTAGACTTCAAGCATTTGGTGGTAAAAGAAAGCAAATCGATTCTTTGTATTATGAAATAGACACCATTAACGCCAAACTTGTTTCAAATCCAAATGATGCATTTTATTTAAAAGAAAAATCTGATGCAAATTCTCAAATAGATGAGTTGGAGGCTGGAATGGATGGATATGAAATATTTTTGTATGAAAATCCCGGTTGGTATATAAAACATGGAGAGGGAGTTGATGGATACACGTCGGCATCATTCTATGATAAAAATAATGGAGGCTCATTGATAAATAATTTGCCACAGTTCATTATAGAGGACGCAAGCAACAATGCCGATTATATAAAGTTTGTGGCCATGGTTGGTCATTTTTTTGATAATATTTCATTGACTATAAAACAGTTAACTGAAAAAAATAATTATTCAAGTTCTCCAAATTTTGGAATATCCTTGGATATTGTTGGAGATATGCTTCGTTCACTTGGGTGGGATGCGGAAATATCAAAAGATAACCTTCCGCTTATTCTGGCGTCATTCTCAAAAAACGATTTTGACCCAGAATCTGAATTTTATTCTCAAGCCAGAAATCTTTCCGAAGAACAAAGAAACCAAATAATATGGAAAAGATTATTGAATAGTCTTCCTTTCATATACAAAGCGAAGGGGACGGAAGCATCATTGAATGCATTAATTTCATGCTTTGGCGTTCCAAAGAATATCATTAAAATAAAAGAATATGGCGGAATATTAAATACTAGCAATCTTACCGATACTACAGAACATATCGTGGAAGAAGTAAAATACGAGCCATATTTCAGCGGAAGTTTTGAGTATTTCGTTCTTAATTGGACCGGTAGTGCAAAGACAATTGAATTCAATTTCAGATTTGATCCAGCAAAAACAAGTGAATCTGGTACGGTTTTTAGATTGGCAAATTGTTCTGATAATTGGGTGGTTGGTGCTGTTCGCGACAGAGGAAATGATTGGGGGAAATTATTTTTCAGTATAGATGATGGGTATGGAAATGTTAAGACCGCCGTTACATCACGCGCCCCAATATTTGATGGAAATTCTTACCACGCAATGGTAAAGAGAAACGATGTTGATGTTCATTTCAATGCAACTATAAATTTGGATGAATATCCAACCAGATATGACCTACTTCTTCAAAAATCGGAAGATGATAGAATAACTTACAGTGTAACTTCCAGTATGTTCGTGAGTGGAAGTTTCAATAATTCTTTTGGTACTGGTGAGTATCTGTATATAGGAAATTACAATCAAAGTACTGCGTCTTTAAATATCGACCCAGAGGCTTTTTTTGGAAATATTGACGATATACGAGTATGGGAAACTCCATTATCGACCGCACGTTTTGAGGCACACACACTTCACAGAAATGCATATGACCTCGAAGATCCTATGGAAATGATTTCTGATAATTTGTATAGAATATCATTTGAGCGACCAGTCGATCTTTATACTACCGAATCATACGCGGTGAACTTGAATAATTTATCATTTAGAAAAGATTTTCCAACATTTGGAGCCGCAAACTTTCCAGAATCTTTTGGTAAATTGGAGAGATTGTCATATTGCGACCCATCCGAAGGCCCGTCGTTTCCATATCAGTTTTCTCGCAAGGACGTGCGAATGATAATGAAAATTCCCGATTATGGGTCCAGTAAATTCAGAAGTAATAAAATTAATTATGTGGAACAAGAACTTTCCACAAATCTTTCTCCAGATACACGAGCGTCATATATGACGAGTGAACTGATAAGTACAGATTCAAACAAGCTTGGAATATTTTTCTCTCCGTCGGAAATGCAAAATACGGAAATCATTAAGTTCTTTGGTGAATTTCCATTGGGAGATTTGATTGGAGATCCGGCATCCGTTTACAAAAATTCTTACGATAAATTTGAAAGATTTAGACAGATATATTACGACCAAGGATTTGGAAATATTGATTTCACATTCTTCATGAATATTGTTCGATTCTATTTTGACAAGGCAATGTTCAAATATATAAAAGGGATAATTCCGGCCAGAGCAAAATTAGTGGACGGTATATTGATTGAACCGAGCATACTGGAAAGACCAAAGTTACAATTGAAGCCGCTGGTGAAAGAGAACATAGATCAAAAAACTGGCGAAACTTATTCAAAAAGTAAAATTAGCGTTGTAAAAGATCCGGATAGAGTTGGAATATTGGGACAGGAATACAGAGGAATTGCAACATATTCGGATGTAAATCAAGTATTTTTTCCGGCGGAACAAGATCAATATGGTTTTGAAATTTATGGAAATAACGGATTGACATATTATAATGGAAATTATTATAGGGCGGATGTAATACCATACACGAAAAAATATCAAGTGTCGCAAAAATACGTTGCTCCATATTCTCAATTGAATGAAAACCAGATAGTGAATGATTTTTCGGGAAAAACGGAAACAATCACAAACACTTATTATAAGGTTAATATTGCAAAATTGCCGGTTGTGGACAGATATCCAATGACTGCATCGGTTTCTCCAAGAGGCCAATCTATACCAAAAACATATTTCAGCGGAAGTTTATATTTTGATGCCGGTATGCGCGGTTGGCAAGATTATGCTACAACCAATTCTCATAACCTTATGGGAATAATATCCGGTTCGGTAAATGGATTGGATGTAGTGCAGTATCCTTACATAGATCCAATATACGGTGCAATTACGAATGGTACGATTGTAAATCCAGGAATTATTATATCGGGAAGTATGTTCCAAAATGGATGTCCAGTTACATATTCTGGATATTTTGATGTTGATGGTGGTGTTCAATCGTTTGAAGGCTATATATACGGGCATTTCAGTGGAAGTTTTTTTGCTGGGAATTATTCAAGTTCAATATATGAACGAACGGTGTATAATATTCAATTTATATCAGAAGCTCCCACATCGTCGATATTTAATATATTTTCCACACATGGTTCGGGCGATTTATTTGCGCCGCTGGCTTCTGGTCTAAATTATCGCAAGATTTACTCCATGGAATACTATCCAACAAGCTCCAAATTATTGAATGGTTACATGGAAACTCATCACAAATATAGCAAATTGCAGTTTTCTCAAAAAGAAATTAACGCATATCAAACAAATCCAATAACCAAAGTCCAAACCAATTATAAATGGAAACGTAGTAGTCAAAATAAAAAAACTACTGTAGATCCAAAGACTGGATTGACCGACAATACTGATGCGGTTATTGTGAAAACTATATAAAAAAATAAGAAAAAAGAGAATGGCGTATATATTTATTAGGAAAGTAACACTATATGGCGTATATCAATAATCAGACAATCACTGTGGATGCGGTTCTCACAAAAAAGGGCAGAGAATTGCTGGCGGCAAAAGGCGGTCTTAATATCACATCGTATGCTCTTTCGGATGATGAAATTGATTATAGTTTGTATCAACCAAATCACCCACAGGGATCGGCATATTATGACCTCGCCGTTCGTAATACTCCGGTGTTTGAAGCATTCACAGATGAAACTCAAGCTTTAAAATATAAGCTAGTAACATTGCCTTCTGGACAGACTTCAATCCCAGTTATCAGTCTTGGTCAAAGTTCCATCAACGTTGACAATGATTACAAAGGAGAGGTTGTTGTTGTTCCAAGCACAAATCCAGCATACAACACTACACTTGGATACACTGCAATTTTAGCTAATAAAACCGTTGGCACTATTGTTGGAGAGCAGCTTCAGACTGCAACAACTGCAACAATTCCAACATTCATCGGGGATGTTTCGTCCACAACTGCACAAGTGGCACTTGGATTAAGATTTAGATTTGTACCAAATATGTCATTGACCACTACAACTGGAACTACTCTAACAATCATTGGCAACGAGAGTGGCGGGTCAATTTCGATCCCAGTCACTGTTAACGTGAGAAATTAATTAAAATCATATGATCTTCAAGCAATTTGATCAAACGGACATAGTGGCGGGAAGATCCCAACCAGTGTCCACTGGAATGTGGAGCGACGGCGAAACGAACTGGTCTCAGTTTTATACCAGCAGTATTCAAACGACGCAGTCATCATCGCTGTATGAACCGTTAAATGGACTGTATTATACCAACGTTTATGATTATCCAGTAGCGTCCGCCAGTTCCGACGTATATTTTTCGATTACGTATGGTCACTCCGCAGGATCGGGTTCTTCAACATTCGACAAAAACGCGTCACAGGGAAGTTTGATATATCCAACAAAGGCAATATACAATCAATACCGAAATTTACTGTTAGCACCCGGTGATTCTAAATTTACATTTGTTAAATCGGATAATAACGGAAACCAGACACAGATTGATTCTGATGATATTTACGCAATTTCATTTAGAGGCACAAAATACAAAGATCGTTTAGATCCTGGTCAATTTGAATTTACACTAAGTGGGTCCAGTGGAGCAAATGGAAAAATTACACTGATCGATGATTCCAGAATTAATCCGGAAACTGGTGTGCAGACTGGTGGAAAGCGTTATAATCTTATACGAGGTTCGATTGAAAGCGGATCTTTGTCCACAACAAAAAATTACGAAGCAATTGGATCTATATACCCAGACTTGGGAATAATCATATTGAACCCGACAGTTCTTCAGTCGTTGGTTGGAAATGTTGGCGGAATATCCTTGAACGATTATACTTCAAACTATTGGGGTGATGGATTTGCACGAATGCAGAATGTTCTCTTCGCATCTATAAAACAGGGTGCGGCTGCGTTGCCAATGAAAGCGAGAGTAACTGAATATGTTCCCGCTCGTCATTATTTTGTGAGAGTAAAGAACCAAGAGTATAATTACAGCAACAATCCAACATTTATTATATCTGACAAATCTAGTTCGGAGTATGGTAAATTGAGATTCACCGATTTTTATACCAATCCAAAAGTATATGTAACCTCGGTTGGTCTATATAATGAAACAAACGACTTGGTTGCTGTTGCAAAACTGAGTCAGCCGTTGTTAAAAGACTTTACCAACGAGTGCCTTATAAAAATTAAGATAGATGTTTAACTAATAAAAGTTAAATTTTACATTGTTTAAGTAGTGTGTTTTGGGATGGGTTATAAAGAAATGTTGTCAATTGTAAAAACTCGCTCCATCGGCAAGTGAATACTCAAACATTGATTATATTTATCTATATATGATAAAGCAGTTCTCCGCAGGAGATATCACAGTAAGACCATTTAAGACTTTCAAACACTGGAGCGTTCAGAGTGTACATCTTGGTCATAAGGATGCATATGGATTTAATACTTATTATGATAGTCTGTGCGAAGTTAATGAGGGAATAAAAAATACTTCCATATTTTATCCATCTGGGAGTTCATATTATACAGCGTCAGTTGAATTGATTAATCCATCTGGAAAATATGCCAGAAATATATACAGCCTCACAGACTCCATGTTTTATCGTAACAAGAAAAATTTTATGGAGTTGTTTGGTGTTGAAAGTATTGTAACCGACACGGCAACTGGAAAAAAGGAAGTAAGAAATATACACGATAGAGTTGTTACTTTGGCACTAAATCAAACAAATTTTGGTGAAAAAATAAGACCGGAAACCGTTGAAATAGTGGACAATTCCAATCCACATGCCACATATATCATCAAAGATGATGGATATACCAATCTTTATATCTCGGGATCACATTTCTCTGATTACACGTATTTGAGTGCAATGAGGAACATATATCCTCGACCGTATTGGAACACTTCAAGTGGGGAATTTTATTTGAATTTATTAGACGGAGAATCCAAGCATATAGATGTTGATACCGCAAAAGAATATCTCAAACTTGGTATGAATGTTTCGTACACCGGTACATCCGATTATTTATACGATTCAAGTTCGTTGGTTGATACATTTCAATCGGACAATGAACACTTCGGAGAAGCAGTCAGCTCGTGGTATAAATATGTTGTGGCCGGTTCATCTATAGACAAATATAATTTGAATACGGGAAGTCAAGGCTATGCGGCCATATTCAAATATGATGATAATTTGGGAATTCACAGACCAATAAAGAAATTTACATCGCCGTTGAGAGACGTTGGATTCTTGCAAGACTTTGATATAGACAAGACATTTCCATACACTGTGGAGAATTTGCAAAATAGTGGTTCGTATTTTACTGACACATTTGGACAGTCTGTGTCTGTCCGTGATAACTTTTTGGCAGTTGGGTCATCGTCCGGTTCAATATGTTTTCCAACCGGTTCATATCCAGGATATGTGTTTGTGTATGATAAATACAAAGGCGGAACCGATAATTGGGGGTTGATAAATATTATACAAGGAAATTCAAATGGAGATAATTTTGGTAAATCGGTTTCATTGGACAGAGATACCCTCGCCATAGGCGCACCGGGAGTCAGCGGTTCGGGTGCCGTGTATATCTTCAGACGAAAACAATACATGAGCAGTGGATGCGATGCAATTGAAACAAGTTCTTTTTGGCAAACATTATCTCCGGAAACGGACTTGTGCGACGAAATTATATCAGAATCCGGTTCTTTGATTATATACAGCGAAAGACCAATTCCTTGGACATACTCGTCGATGGCATATACAAGTTCAAGCATCGAACTTCTAAGCGGATCAATGTCGGCATCTTATGATCCAAATTCTACAGATACAAGAAGAGTATCAAGTTCATATTATCGAGTTGAAAATGGCGCTTGGTCTGGAAGTTATAGTTGGGAATATGAAGCCATCCTCACTTCCAGTGTTTTATCATTGGGAGACAACTTTGGATGGTGCGTTGCACTTGATTCTGGCAGCTTGTTTGTTGGAACAAACAAGACTGGAAATGGGTATGCAACATTGTTTACATGCTCTTATTACTCATCTTCCGTCGGCGATTGTCCAACGGCTTCTTGGGGAGAAGCAAAAACATTCAGAAGAGATGGTACATATGGTGACTTGGATATGTCTTCTCAATTCTATTCAATTGACGTGACGGGTGTATCAATATCGGACGATGGATTTGGTACGTCGGTTGCGATTGGTGGAAAAAACCTTGTAATTGGATGTCTTCGCGACAAGGCATTTATTCCATATGCTTCATATACAGGATCACCGACCAGTCTGGGTTCTGCGTATTTTTATAGAAATGACTATCGCTGCGGTTCTTTGGGATATTGGCAAGTATTGAAAACATTTGGCGATAGAAAATATCAGTATAATAATAATTTTGGGAAGTCCGTGTCTCTGGGAGGATTATATAGCGCGATCACTTCTTGGTCCGACAAAGTGGGAAGAAATGTTGATTACTTCGATGGTGAATATATCATAGACGATTTATTATACCAAGCAAGTTCATCGGATGATCCAAATGGAGTGCTGGGTAGAGTTGCCATATACAAATACAGTGATGTAAATGAAACATGGCAATTGACAGAAACCATACGACGCAACAAAGAAGCAAATAAGCCATCAAATATTTATGGATATTCAGTTTGCTTATGCTCAGATTTCATGGTTGTGGGTGCACCGGTTGTTCATTTTGCAACTGCGAGCGCCACGGCTTCGGTGTACGATCCAAACAACCTTGTTGATTTTCCGGCAAATTGCTCCGGTTCTGTGTATGTTTACAACGTCACAAATCTTGAGGACAATCCGCTTATAGGAAATGTATTTTACAAAAATGGATATTTCGCACTTACTCACACGGGGTCAAATTACCGTGATATATTTACAAAAACCGGATCGGGTGGGTTTGACCTAACGTATCAAGGGTCACATACAATTTATGAACACGAATATCTGACATCTATTCGACCCGGCGAATTTAATTATAGTACAAATCCAACATCATTGGTAAAAACTCCATTAATGTTTGACGTAAACCAAGATGGTGTGTTTGATTTTCTTGACGTTGATTTGATAATGAGATTTTTTCAAAAAAGAAAATTCTTTGAAGAATTTATTTTCGACGATAATGGTGTAGTACTTGAACAAAATTCAAACGCTGATAACAGTTGGTGGGGAGATGATCTTCTACAACTTGAATCCGAAGACGTACTGCTTCAGGAACAAACAGGCAGTGCAGCTTATATTGCAAGTTCTTCATTCAATGCTTTCACAAAAACTGCATATGACTATATCCAGAGCAATCTTGTTGACACGGAATTGCTTGATATAGATGGCGACGGTAAAATCAACATGAATGATGCGAACATACTTGCATTATATTATTTAGAACGACTTGTTCCACAAAATCTGATACCTTTATTATCACCGGCCTCAACAAGAAAATATGTAAGGGATATAAATGATTATCTCAATCCATATTGCCATACTGATATTCACAAGGTCAATCCACATTTCTTGGAATATGAATATAGTTCATCATATGATCCCACCGGTTCATATCTGGCACCATTTATAACAACTGTTGGATTATATGATGGAAATGAGCTTGTGGCGGTTGGAAAATTGGGCAGACCTGTTAAAAATTTAATAGATTGGCCCGTTAATATCATTGTTCGTTTTGATACATGACATTATATTTATAATAAACAAATAGGAGAATATCATTATGCCAGAAATACTAAGACCGACGCCAAGACCATCATCAACAGAATCGCTGCTTGATCTATATAAAAATATTCGCACCAGTCAACCATCTGGTATACGCTCACATCTTACACGAAATACTATAAACAGCATGGCTTGGGGTCTGGGCAAACAGGCAGGTGCTCCAAATTATATGACAACACGTCGTAATGCGGATACGCAGTATGAACGCACATTCCAGCCAAGTCAATTTTTAGTATATGCTCCACTAAGAGTCACATCATTCAATGGATATTCGCTGAGATATGCTCAAAATGCATACAATCACGATAATCGTAATTATTATTAATTAAAATAAAAAAAGGTTATATGAAAGTATTGGGATTGGATTTATCCACCACAACTTGTGGTTGGGCTGTATCAGAAAATAAGATTATTATTGGTGCTGGGTTTGTTGATATTTCTGATGTGATTGAGTATGCTGCTAAAGCAGAACTTATTATAACTGCTTTAAAAGATCAAACTTTTGAGAAAATAATGATTGAAGAAAGCTTGTTTGGATTTGCTGGCGGAGGCACTTCGCAACAAGTTATAATCAAACTTGTGAAAAACAAGGCAGTTGTTGGTTATATATTAGAAAACCATTATAAATTGAAAGTAGAAAGCATACATGCTCAAACGGCGCGAAAGAAAGCATTTGGCATAGCAAGAATCAAAGGAATAAAGTCAAAAGTGTTTGTAAAAGAACAAGTTGAGAAACTATATGACATGAAGCCTTGGACTATTCTTAATAAAAAGGGCAATGAAGAAAAAAGAATGGAAGATGTTAGAGATGCTATAGTATTAAGTTTGGCGGGTTGATATATATTTCGTTTTTTTTGATTTTTTTGATATTATCATATATTTATTGATATAACATTTAACAAACAAACATAATATTATGAAAAGAAGCGAATTAAAACAGTTGATTAAAGAAGTGATTCAAGAGCAAACCAGATCGGCAATCAAACACCGCCAGTCAAACGCAATTAACGAATATGGCGCTGACGATTTTAAAGATGATATCAAGGCTGTGGGGAAAACTGCAAAATCATTATTTTTAAAAGCAAAAAATGCAATCAGCTCCGGGTTTGACTCGAATGACAGGGGTCGCGCACAGGAGGGCGTCAGGTATATGAAGCAAATAATGGAATCATCCCGCGAGATTGTAGAATTCATTCGAGGCGCATACGCGCAGTCATCTCCGGATAAGAGGCCCGAAATCAAAAAATTATATTCAGAAGCGGGCGATGTCAGGCATAAATTCGCTCACTTTATGATGGTGCTGGAACAAAAGATAGATACTGAAGGAGATTTTATGCTTTCAAATGAAGAAAACAAACAATTAGACAATCTTGAAAAAATTTATGTGGACTTTATAAAAAAATTTAAAAAAGCCATACCAGAAGATATGTCAATTGACAGCCGAGCATAAAACAAGCTTGAAAGATTATAAATTACAAAACCCGCCGTATTTGGCGGGTTTTTTATTGGTTGACTGATTGAATGTTCTGTGTATAGTGACAGTGTAAATGTCGTCGCTAAAAACATCAGAACTCACAATTTTAGTAAATAATGTTCTAAAAGACACAGGACGACTGCGTAAAGGAAATAATTTACAATATCATTGTCCAAAATGTCATCATCGCAAGCGAAAATTGGAAGTGTGTCTTGATGCTCCAAATGCTTGGCATTGTTGGACATGTAATATAAAAGGCAGAGGATTATATTGGTTGTTGAAACTTGCACAAGCCACGCAAGAACAGTTCAACAAGTTGGAATCTCTTGTAGGAGCACATGTTTCTAAAAATAGTTTATCAGAGTTTGATAAAAAGATTGCTTCACTAACTTCAAATAAAGTATATGAAGATAGTGGTGAAATATTATGTTTGCCAGATGAATTTAAAAGTTTGGCGGAAAATGATGCTAGTATAGAATATCGTGTTGCATTAAACTATGCAAAAAAACGCAAACTATCATTTTGTGATATTATAAAATACAACATTGGATATTGCAGCAAAGGACCATTTGCTAACCGACTTGTATTTCCGTCATATGATAAAAATAACAACTTAAACTTTTATAGTTGTCGCAGTTATTATGATGATGGCTACAAATACAAAAACAGCGAGTTTAGTAAAAATATTGTAGGATTTGAAAACCTTGTTGATTTTGATTTTCCAATTTATTTATGTGAGGGTGCTTTAGATGCCATCTCAATAAAAAGAAATGCAATTCCACTTTTTGGAAAAACTTTGAGCGCAAAACTAAAAGCAACAATTGTACAAAGCAAATGTCCAGAAGTGAATATTGTGTTGGATGATGATGCATTGAATAATGCAATTCGCATCGCAGAATATATAAACTCTATTGGTAAAGTATCCAAGTTGATACAACTGCAAGGCAAAGATCCAAATGTTTTGGGTTTTGCTGCAACAATGGAAAAGATTAGAAAAACAGAAGTGCTTGACTTTAGAGCACTGACCATGCTAAGATTGGAATAATAATATAATAAGTATGTTCTAACACTTTTTGTTCTAACAACATATATTTATGTTTATATGAACAATACAAACACAACATCATCATGGGAAGAAAAAAAACAAGAACCGCAGAGTCAATCCGAGAAGACAATCGGAAGCGAGCAAAACTATACTATAGTCGTCATAGAGCACTTATCTGTGAAAACCGAATGGGTCGTTATTGGGGATCAAAAGAAAAGAATAAGACACTGCCCAAAGTGTAATAAGATGTTGATATACGAGTCAAAGCGTGGATACCAAATCGGAAAAAAGAGAAAATCTTTATGCGGTTCTTGTCATGCCAAAAAAAGAATGGATGCTGGATATAAACCTCCATACAGAGGTGGAGTAAAAATGACCGAAGCGCAGAGAAAAAATGTCAGCGCCGGTCTTGTAAAAAGACATAAAAAATATACACATCCAATGCTGGGAAAAAAACACTCATTGGCAACCATAGAACGGCTAAAAGAAATCAACGCGGGAGAGAATAACGGAATGTATGGAAAAAATCATACATTAGAAACTCGAAAGAAAATAAGCGAAACAAGAAAACTAAAAAATATTCCCGGTCCAATAATATCGGAAGAAGGCAAAACAAAGCTTCGGTTGAAAAGAATAAAAGAAATAGCGGAAGACAAATACAATGGCCATCAAATAGTCCCATCATATAATAAATCCGCGTGTAAAGTATTTGATAATATAAACTCCGCACTTGGGTGGGATGGAAAGCACGCAATGAATGGCGGAGAACATTTCCTCGCAAAACTTGGATATTGGATTGACTATTACGAACCAACCCGCAATATAGTGATTGAGTGGGACGAACCGCATCATTATAATGTGGATGGAACGCTAAAAGAAAAAGATACAATAAGACAACAACAAATAGAAGAGTGCCTAAAATGTAAGTTCTTTCGGGTGAAAGAAACCACATTTGACGAGCCAAATCTTATAGCCGAACTAAAAACTTTATGATAGATACATTTGAGAAACTAAACACCAATCTAACCAGAGTGGATTATATTGTTCATATGGCGGACATTCATATTCGTTTGACCAAACGCCATGAAGAATATCGTGAAGTGTTTGGGAAGGTGTATGAAGAGGTTAAAAAGACACCAGTAAACACATTGGTTGTTATAGCGGGAGACCTCACACACAGCAAAGTTGACCTTTCGCCCGAATGTGTTCAACTCATGAGCGACCTTCTAAAGAGTTTATCTGATTTGCGTCCTACGATTGTTATTGCTGGTAATCATGATTGTTTGCTCACAAACACAACGAGATTAGATAGTTTGACTCCTATTGTAGAAAATTTGGCGCACGACAATCTTTATTATCTAAAAGAAAGCAAGTTGTATTCATTTGCTAATATTCTTATAAATAACATGTCTATTTTCACCGACCATACTTCATTTATAAAAATGAAAGATGTGACCAAGAAAATCAAGACCGAGTTTGATACAAAGATTGCTCTGTATCATGGTGGTGTATTTGACGCCAAAACTGATGTGGGTTATACAGTAACCAACAAGAGTATCACGAACGATATGTTTGATGGTCATGACATGGCACTGCTTGGAGATATACACATGGCACAAAATCTGCAAATGTATGATCCGGCAGCGGAAAAGCCAATCATTCGTTATGCTGGTTCGTGCATACAACAAAATCACGGTGAAGCATTGCTTGGTCATGGATTTTCTTTGTGGGACGTAAAGAACAAAGCATACAAGCATGTAGAAATACCAAATGATTATGGTTATTTTACTATTGATATTGATGACGGCAAGTTGATGACTGATATAAGCACAATGCCCAAGAAGCCAAAACTTCGTGTGCGTTGCAAAGAAACCATTGCTACTGAACTAAAAAAGGTGGTAAATGAAATCAAAAAGACGCATGAAATCAGCGATATTATTTATATGCGAGTTGATGGCGACGATGCTTCTAAAGTTGTAAGTGTTCAAGCTGCTGCCAACTTGAGTCAGATTGGCAATGTTGATTATCAAAATAAACTTATTAGTGAAGCACTCAAATCTAAATATCCAGATATTATGGATGATGACACACTTGCATCTGTTCATAAAATCAATAAAGAACTCAATGCGGATTTGAGCAAAGATGACACTTCACGCAATATTCGTTGGAAGCCAATCAAGTTTGAGTTTAGTAATATGTTTAGTTATGGTGAAAACAATGTTATTGACTTTACCAAACTAGAATCTGTGTATGGATTGTTTGCAAACAATGCGAGCGGAAAATCATCATTGATGGATGCATTATGCTTTACAGCATTTGATAAAAGTGCCAGAGCATTCAAAGCAACTCATGTGATGAACTCACAAAAAATGTCTTTTCATGGCAAGTTTACATTTGAGATAAATGACATACAATATGTTATTGAACGCAAAGGCATCAGAGATAAAAAGGGCAATGTAAAAGTTGATGTAAACTTCTATAAGATGGAGAAAGAAGAAAAAATTAGCCTCAATAGTGAAGCTCGCAGAAGCACAAATGAAATCATTCGTGATTATATCGGTGATTATGATGACTTTGTACTAACTTCACTTGCATTACAAGGCAATCAAGGGTCATTTGTTGAAATGGGTCAAACTGAACGCAAGGATTTGTTGTGTCAGTTCATTGGTCTGAATGTGTTTGATAAACTTGTAGCCAAGGGCAATGACAAACTAAAAGAACTAACAGGTGCCATCAAGTCATTCAACAAAGAAAACAATCAAGTCAAAATTGAGTCCAATAAAAATGATTTGGGATTGGCAGAGTCCAAACTCATTGATTTGACTGGTCAGCGCGATCAATATTCATCAAAGAAGAATGAACTTGATAATAAAATCGTTGAACAACAAGCCAAGATTATAAAACTTGAAAATGTGCCAACAAATGTAGTTGCTCTAAAAAAAGAGCGCGAAACTTTAGAAACAAAAAATAGTCAAGCTGTTGATGCTATTTCGGTTATTGACACAAACACAGAGTCAAAGAAAAAAGAATATGTGGATGCTTCCAATAAACTATCTGCATTTCCAGACGATCTAAAAGAAAAATCAGACAAGCATGCAAGTTTTGTTCGTCAAAAAACTCGTCTTGAGCAAGAATTGGAAAAATTTAAGGTCGTGGTCAAAGAAAAACTCAAGAAGATAGAACATCTATCCAACCACAAATATGATCCAAATTGTGAATATTGCTGTGATAATGCGTTTGTAAAAGATGCTATATCTGCCAAAAATAGTTTGGAATCCGACAAAACTGATGCAAGAGAATTGTTTGACGCCATATCAACCATCAAAACACAGATTATAGAAGTTGAACCATTTGTGGCTCAATATGAACAAAGTGTGCTGCTCAAAGAAACTATCAATACACTCACAGCATTTATTTCCAAGAAAGAATTGGAAAAATCTAATCTCAATAATTTAATTTCTAAAAACTCCAATAGAATAGTTGATATTGATAATCTGGTTGAGTTGTATGAAAAATCCAAAGAAATTGTAGAAAGCAACAAGATTGTTGAGGTTGTTTTATCCAAACTAAAGGATGAAAATACTATCATTGTGTCAAAGCTAAAGAATATTGAACGAGAATATGTGGATGCGTATAGTCGTAAAGTGTCATTGACAGACCAAATAAAAAATATCGAAGAACAAATCAAGAAAATAGAAGAGCATGAAAACGAACTTGCTGCTTATCAATATTATTTAACTTCTATTGGAAAAGATGGCGTGCCATATAAAATTATTTCAGACGCCATTCCAAGAATTGAACAAGATGTGAATAATATATTGTCTCAGATGGTTGAGTTTAGTATGGGTATTGAAACAGATGGTAAGAATGTCAATGTATATATCAAATATGATGACAAAAAATGGCCATTGGAACTATGTTCTGGTATGGAAAAGTTTGTTAGTGCTTTGGCTTTGCGAGTATCTTTGATCAACATTAGCAATCTACCGCGTTCCAACTTTTTGGTAGTTGATGAAGGAATGTCGGCTTTGGATGCGTCAAATCTTCCTATGCTACATACATTGTTTGACTATCTAAAGAGCAGCTTCGATTTCATTATTATAATAAGCCATCTTGATGCCATGAGAGACATGGTAGACAAACAACTGGAAATCAAGAAGGAAAACGGTTTTAGCAAGATTGATAATAGCATCTAAGTCATATTTATTGAATATCATGCAATTAAAAGATTTATTGAAAGAAATTGTGGCCAAGAACAAGTCACCCGTACCGGTGTACAAAATACCTTTGAAATATTATTCGTGGTTTGATGGTAAGGAGCCTCTTCTATCTGGAATAGGAAATAAAGCCGAAGCATGGCAAAGATTGCAATGGCTTTCAGAGGGCAGTCTTTATTACCATCTAAAACATACTCCATACAAGTTTGGGGGAGACCCGAGAGAATTAGAACTATACAAGCAATTTAGGGAGTATTTGGCCGATATGGGTCTCTGATAACACGGTCTAATAGATATTTATCCATAGGCGTATATATCCTATGTCACAAATATTAGATTCGGAATATAACTCAAATTCATATTTTTTCCTGACAAACATCAGCGAAACGTTGAATGCTGGGCGGAATTCGTTCACAATAAACCCCACGAATTTAATTGTTCCAAATAAACCTATATTTGTAAAAGCATATGATCCGAATGGAAACGAGCTTCATTGCAGTGAAATAAAACCCACAAATGCCAGGTTTTTTGAACAAACCAATACAGGAAAGCTTTATTTTGTAAATATAGAAAAAGCAACGTTAAATGGAATAGGAAATATAAAAATACGAGCTATTGGGGTAGATTTGGCTGATTACACGGGCAGTATTGCTTATTACAAAGATCAAGCATACAAAGTGAGCGTGGACCAAAAACTCCCACTTGTGTCTGCACCGTCTATGGGATTGCTGACAACTTCCGAGGTAATTTGGAATAGAAATTTCTTGATAGACACAACAAGAAAAACTGATTCGGAAGTCCGATTTTTTGATTCTCCATATACCCGAATTCGTTCGGAAATATATGCAGTGGCAAAATATCCAACATTATCATACTCACTGGCATCCGGAAATTTTTCTTCTGTAGCAGTATCTCCAAAGCACAATGATAATGGAGATTATGATTATCAGTTTGATGACGCCATATATCAACTTCATTGGAAATCAGGAACCAAGTTTAGTTCATCGATGGAAGGACAATCAATTCGTTTAAAAAATCCAACAATTACAAAATTTAAATATGACGAATATCAAGATCCATATCAAGGAACATTAAATACAGACTTTATAGCCACAATAAAAAAAGTAGTTAATGAAAATTCATTGTTGATTAATATACCATTCACCACCGTATTTGAACTTATTAATAGAACAAATGAAGATTCTCCGTATTCAAAAAATAATTTGGTAAAAATTAAAGGATTTGCAGTAAATGACAATCCTTATAAACAAACAGTTTTTCATAAAAATAATTTTTATGCACTGAGTATCACTGATGGTGAATTTGAAATATTTTATAACAACATTCCCATAGAGATTCCAAGAGCTACGATATCTGGTTCAACTTATATGGCATCGTTGGTAAATATAGAGTTTAACAATACCAGAGTTTTGTGTGGTGCATTGGATTCATACAAGATATATGGTAGAAAACTTGATACGCCAGAATCCAAGCGGCTTTTAACACAGGGTAGGATATATGCCGATAGTTCTATAATATCCAATAAATTTGATAATGCGATCAGGGGAAATCCCTCTGGATTTTATAGTCAAGCGTTTATGAACAAGCACTGGTTTATTTCTGGTGGATGTACATTTTACCAAGACAATACTCTTTTGATAGATGGTGCTGTCATAGGACATGGTGATAATTCCAATCTTTTCGATTATGTTATATACAAAGATAATACAGACGCCGCGTCTTTAAATTCTACATATGTTTCTTATAATCTACTACCAAGTTCATATTGGTATGGTAACGCAGATGCCTTCATAAATTATGCTCCTATGCCAACGGCGTCATATATGGGAATAACGGGAATATCACCACTTTCTGCATATACCAATTCTCAAGAAAATCTATTGAGTGGAACTGCGCATGACAGCAATTCTATCAAACTGCGTGCCAATTCACTTTATAGATTTAGTATGAAAGTGAAAGCATTTCCAACCAACGTGGATTCATCCAAACTTTATGTTTATTATATTAGTGGAAAAAACAAAACTTTGATTGGATATGTGGATAATTCATATAGTTATGGCGCAAATGAGCTGTATGAGAATACGTTCTTTTCGGACACAGAAACTTTTGGAACAATAATACTGGTGCCTTCGTATGGAAATTGGTATATATCTTCAATTGATTTAAAACCACATATGAATATCGATTATTCGGTGGACAGTTTTGCAATCAAGGTTCCTATAAAACCGTCCACGGCAAACGAATTGTATGAAATAGAAGCTGAGTTGTATGATGTCAAAGGTGGTCTAGCATATGGAGAAAATTCATATACATTTACTTATAATAAAAAATTCATGCCGCTCAAGAATAATGTATTTATTGATCCAAATGGATTGGTATTGACGGGTGGAATAATGACAGATATAGCTGGCACCAGTGGACTAAGTGGTACGGCTGGTACGAGCGGGTTTACTGGTACGAGCGGATTTACTGGCACGTCCGGAACAAGTGGGTTTACTGGTACGGCTGGTACGAGTGGCACTTCATTCACATCAAGTATTATTGACGGAGGATATTATCCTTACTAATATAACGTATCCTTTATTTTTGAAGCTATATTTGTGTATTTATATATACTTATAAGCATGGACATTTCTATAAAAAACCTAAAAAAGTATATTTTTGAACCAAAAACAGAGTCACTGCGTCTAAAAAGAGCCAATGAAATACTAAGTCAGAACATGGTCATCACCGAAAAGGTAGATGGAACAAAACTAACATTGGTACGTACACAGCAAGTTGATAAAGCAGATTATACCAAGAATTGGGTTGTGGCATATAAAGGAACTGTATTGTATGCCAAAGAGTTTGCGCATTTGAATGATAAAGAAAAAGGTGATATATCTCAATCTTCTGTTGGTATTGGTCAATATTCCATGATATTTGATCATTTGTCCAAGATAAACAATAAGATTAACAGCATTCCAAAGAGTACTGAGTTTAGTGTTGAGTTTGCTCAAAACAAAGATACATTAACTCGTACATATGTCAACAAGGGTGGCTTGTTTTTGAGAAGTTATGGTCAAGTGCAGTATCGTGTGGTTGGTGGAGATTTGCACACCATTCCAAAACAAGAAATAACAGATTATGAATCTGTGAAAAAGATGGCAGACTTGTTGGAAATATCATCATTTCCCATCTTCTTTCAAGGAAAATTGACTAAAGAAAATCTGTTAAAAAATCCTTTGTTTGGATCAAAACTAACAAATACTGACTGGACCAATCCGACCGATGTTGTAACAAAATTTTCTGAGGCTATTCTTGCTGTTCCATCTACATTGGGTGGCACAACAGAAGGTGTGGTAATGAAGCTTGATAATGGAGAGTTCTTCAAGTTGGTGCAAGCCGATCAATATGATGCTGGAGTTCGTGGTGCAAAGAAGGACGCATATAAACTTGAACCAGAAGCCGCTTCAGCATACTTTCAACAAATCAGAGCATTGATACAAAATATTTTTGCTGCAATTGGTACTGAAGGAAAATCCGAAGAAGATGTTATTTCAGATTCAAATTTTTATGTTGCCAAGAATCAACCAAAGTTAAATAAGTTCTTTGATGCTCTACAACAAATTGCTGGTGACAAAAAGAACATTGTTCAAATAAAAGATGATATTCATGATACAATTCGTTTGATGACATCCAAACAAGGTTTGTTGGGATCAACCAACAAAACTCTTGGTCTTATTCCAATTGCTGGCAAGCCATTGCACATTGGTCACTGGAAGCTTATTGAAAAAGCAGCCAATGAAAATGATCGAGTCATTGTTTATACATCATCTTCTGATAGAATAAAGAAGGGTGAGTTTCCTATAAAGGGAGATGACTTTGTGAAACTATGGAGTGATGTGTTTATTCCATCTTTGCCAAAAAATGTAAAAGTAAAATTTGTTGATTCTCCTGTTCGAGCTATTATGCATGAACTTGGATGGTTGGAACAAAGATTGACTCAAGACGCCGCAGATATGCCAACCATAAATTTGTATTCTGACAAAGATGATGTTGAAATAAATTTTAAAGACGAAGATTTAAAAAAATACCCAGAGTTGTTGGCTGCTAATAAAATTAAAAAAATTGGTGTTGAAAGAACTACCACAGTGAATGTAAGTGGCACAAAAATGCGTGAATTTTTGATGAACAATGATAAAGAATCATTCTTGAAAAATCTTCCACCGGTCGGCAACAAAGATAAAGAAGAAATTTGGAATACTCTCATAGCAAACAAGCCAGCGCCGGTATCAGAAGTTAATCCATATATAAACTTTGCTGAGGAAGTTATAAATGAAATGGAAAAAGAAATGTTTGGTGAAGGTGGTTGGAGATCCACTGCTACACAATCAACTATTATAACTCCAAAGAAAGTATCAAATATTTTGAGTGCAATGGATAAATTTGTATCAGAATTTAATGCATATTCAAATCTTCCTCCAATAGAATCCAATGGACCAGTAGGTTCAGCAATGTATTATAAACAAGATTTGGAAAAAGATGATGTAGAATATGGTGATATAGATATTCAAATTATATTACCAGAAGAAACCAATGATAGAACATCACAACTAGCATCTAATAAAAAATATTCGGAAAAGATTATTCAATTTATTCAAGAAAAAAAACCAAGTTATATATATCCAAACTTTCAAGATAAAGACTTTGGTACAGGATATTTAATATTCAACGTTGGTGGTGAAAAAATTCAAGTTGATTTGGTTTTGTCGTATAAAGTATCATCGGACTGGACAAAAATTAGAACAACTCCAGAAAAAGGACTAAAAGGATTTGTTACTGGAAATCTATTGAGTGCATTATCCGATGCTCTTAATGTTGTGTTGGGATCAAATACCAATCCGTATGTAAATACGATAGATAATAAGGTTGCGTCATCTCTGATCAAAACAAACTCAAAGCATGTGTTCTTTAATCCAAATCAAGTATTTTTGGATATATTGAAGTTCTATGGCAACCTTGCTGGTGTTTCAAAAATAAATTCATCAGCATTACAAGGCTATTATGGATTGGATGCAAATGATCCATCATTAAAGAAAAAATGCGAAACCGTGGTTGCTTTGAGTAAAGCACTTGATAATAATAGAGCATTTGATAAAGGAGTTGTTGTATCAAAGAATGGAACAACATTTAAATCCAGAGAAGAATTTGTAAAATATGTGCTAGATACATTCATAAAAAATATGAAATCAGCAAGCACTGCAAAAAAATTAGAAAAAGCAGCAACACCAGAAGCTATGAAAAATATTGAAAAGATAAAACATGATGCTAATCTTGGCATGGAATTGGCAATGCAACTGATCAGAGAAGAAATTGCATTATTGAATGAATCTGGTCAATCTGTTGCTGCTGTAGATGACAAAACGTCAAAGACCGTAAATGGTCAACCAGCCCAAGCCACCACCAAACTCAAGATTGTTGATCCACACGGTAAAGACATTCGTTCCGCTGTATCTGGTGATGTGAAAGAACTTGTTTATGCACTAAATAGTAAGGTGGGTTTTTGGAAGAAAAATAATCCATATATTGAAAACGGATTTGTTTTCAATGGAAGTTCTCAGTATCTAATGAGCGGCGATGAAAAATATAAAGATTTGGCTAAATACAAGTCCGCTTTTGGAGATATTGATGTGATTGTGCCAAAAGAAAAGTTGGACACAATGGAAGCATACTTAGATAGCATTGATGACAAGAAAGTTGAATGGAATGCAACATCAAAAAATAAAGTAAGTAAGAATTTTTATTATGTTGGTCGTACAAAAAATCAACGTGCTTTGGCCGGTCAAACAGTCACATTGTGGTATTATGCTCCAGTAAAACAAGTAGTACAAATTGACTTTGAAGGAGATGAAATGACACTTGATCCACAGGGATTTGAAAAACCATCTGAATGGAACAAGTTTATCAAAGATTCTCCATGGCAAGATTTGACCACCGGAATCAAAGGATTGGCAGGAGCCATTTTGTTGCGTGGTCTGACACGAGCAGCAACCGCACTACCAAATGCAGTATATGTCACCAACTCAACTGCACTCAAGATACAATCTGGTCAGTTGAAGAGTTTGGTTGATGCCAAAGGCAAGAGTGTTGTATCAGTCAATGTTACACACGCTCTACCGGCAGAATATACACTCAATACAAGCGGTTCTGGTCATGCCGGTGTGCGCAAGGCATATCGTCTTGTAGCCAAGAACATGGACTATCAAGGTAAAAAAGTAGATGTTTATACCGACATTGCTGCCAGCGAAAGCAAACCGGAAGATCGTATCAACAGCGTAAATAAAGTATTTGAGCTTATTTTTAAACGCAAGCCAAGTGGTCAAGATATTGAAAACTTTAGAAGTTATGTTGGATTGCTGACACTCATGAAGACTCTACCAAAAGATGTTCAAGTAAAAGCACTGGAAAGAGCCAAGGAAGGTCTTGCTCAAGCGGGGTTGGAACCAGAAGAATATGCTCCAATTCAAAAAGCGGCTAAAACTATATTGGGAATATCCATATAATAATATTCTTGTCCAATTATTGTGCGAGTTTACGCATATATATGTAAAAGGTTATATATGAAACACGCAAAAAATACATCAAACATAGATATAGTTCGCTCATATTTGAATAATGAGCGACCATTTTTACAAGTCGGATATACCGGAGATCATGACAAATATATAATCCGTAAAGAGGGAGAAAAATGGTCCGATTCGAGCGGCAAGCAGTGGATACAAACTGCGACCGGCCCACGCTCTGTTACGCGAGTGATGGATATAATACGAGACGAGGTTGATGATAAATGCTCTTGCTGTGGAAGAGAAATACGATGGGGTACGAAGCAAGACAGAAAGATGTTTCATAAAACCAAAAAATGTCTTGATTGTGTTTCCGAAGAAGAAACATCTCTTAGAATAAAAGGACAATTCAAATTGTATGAAACTAAAAAAATGATTGAGAACGAAATTTCATATTTAGCCGACATTAAACAAAAACTACGAGAAAGTAAGGATTATCTTGAAAGTGATGATTCAAAAATTCTCACGTGGGCAAACCAAACCGGCATGGTGGAGGAATGGAGCAATGAAGCGAGAGGAGAATTGAAAGAACGTATTCAAAAAGATTGGTCCACTTGCCTTAAAAAAATAAAAACCGCCGAAAAAGAATTGAAAAAAGTGAACGAAAAAATAAATGAAATTTTAAAAGAAAAAAATTGACATAATAAATAAATATCCTAATATACGGTTATGAAGATTCTTTATATAGCACCTCACCTTTCAACCGGTGGATGTCCCCAGTTCTTGCTTAAGAAAATACAAGTTTTACACAAAGATCATGAAATTTATTGTGTTGAATACTCAAATCATGGCGGCTTTACTGTTCAAAGAAACCAAATAAAGGAGATTCTTGGAAACAGATTCATAGAACTTGGTGAAGATAAAATGAATCTTCCGAATATCATAGACCGAATAAATCCGGAAATTGTTCATTTGGAAGAAATGCCAGAATATTTCATGGATGGCAATTTGGCAGTAAAATTGTATGACAAAAACAGAAAATACAAAATAATTGAAACATCCCACGACAGCAGTTTCGACGCAAGAAATAAAACATTTTTCCCTGATAAGATACTGTTCGTAAGCAAGTATCAACTTGAATCTTTGAAATCATTGGATGTAGCAATGGATGTGTGTGAATATCCAATAGTAATTAAGCCAAGAAAGCCTCGAGCGGAAGCGTTGAAGGTACTTGGACTTGACCCAAATAAGAAACATATTATAAATGTTGGATTATTTACTCCAAGAAAAAATCAAGCTGAGATAATTAAGTATGCTAAGATGTTGAAGGACTATCCAGTCCAGTTTCATTTCATCGGCAATCAGGCGGATAATTTTAAGTTTTATTGGGAACCATTGATGAAAGATTTTCCGAGCAATTGTGTGTGGTGGAACGAACGTAAAGATGTTGAAAATTTTTATCAAATTGCGGATCTTTTTCTATTCACTTCGCGAGGAACCATACATGATAAAGAAACAAGTCCTCTTGTGATTAGAGAAGCTATATCGTTCAATGTTGCGTCGTTGATATATAATCTACCAGTGTATCTTGGAATGTATGACAAATACGAAAATATAAACTATCTCAATTTTGAAAGTATGCAAGACAACTGCTCAAAAATACTAAACTCTTTAAAAATTAAACCAAACAATATTATGCCAGAATTTATAGAAAAACAAGAAGATATCAAGATAGGATACGACCGTTCGGAAAACAAGATTGAATATGTATCCAAACACGATATTAAAAATGCAATTGTGTCTGTAAAGGACATAGACTCAAAAACGGTGTTGTATGCAGCACAACATGAAATTTTGAACGCCAATCTAACTTATTGGATTATTCCTGTACACAAGAGTTATAGAGATTTTGAAACAGATATCCGTTTTGGTGGAATGACTGTTGAGGTATATAGTGGAGAAAATTTATTACACTCCAAAGATTTCAGAATACGAACTGTCAATGTAGAAAAGCCAGTACTGAAAACAAAGAATAATATCACCCCAACATATAATAACTATATGGAGTTTTTTGTAGACGGTGAATACAATGAATATTTGAAAGGAAAAGAGTTTAATACCGTTGTTGATGTTGGTGCCAACGCTGGTATTTGGGTTGAATATATCAAGTATGTAGCCAAATGCAAAAAGATATATGCAATAGAACCAAACACACAAGCATTGAAAACATTGAGAGATACATATACATCGGATGAATTGATTATAATAGACAAAGCATTGTGTGATAAAGATGGTGAATTGGAGTTTTTCATAGATCCTAGCAATTCTACCATAGGATCAATCAAGAAAAATCATCAAAATAGTTTGGTTGTTTCTCACAAAATACAAGGAATTTCATTTCGCACTTTTATCAAGGAAAATAATATTGATCATATAGATTTGATGAAAATGGACATAGAAGGTGGCGAATATCCATTTTTTGATAGCATGCAGAAAGAAGATCTGGATAAAATTGGAACAATATTGGTTGAATATCACTTGCAGGGTGGTCAAACCATAGACAAAGAAGTTGCAATATTATTGGCATTGTTGCGCGGGTCTGGATTCAAATATACCATAAAGCATCTGCACGCCGGTGGGGGATTTATAGTCGCAACCAAATAAAATATTATGGCAAACGGAGTATACAGAATAACAGAAGAGTTTGAGGAAAAATTAGCAAAATATACTGGTGCTCCATATGCAGTCACCGTGGATAATCAAAGCAATGCTTTGTTTTTGTCATTATATTATCAAAATATAAAAGGCCAGTCTATTGGCATTCCTTCCCGCACGTACCCAAGTGTACCATGTGAGATCATACATGCTGGTGGAAAGGTAAACTTTGAACCGGTAGAAGGCAAGACCATCAAGGGTGCATATCAGCTCAAGCCCACGCGCACATGGGACAGCGCATTGCGCTTTACTGCCAACATGTATATTCCAAATTCGTTCATGTGCATATCTTTTACTGGCCCATATAAGCACTTCAAATTAAGCAAGGGTGGTGCTATTCTCACAGACGATCTTCATGCATATCATTGGTTTAAGCGTGCCAGATACAGTGGCAGACGTGAGTGTTCATATCATGATGATAATCTGGATATGCTAGGTTGGAATTTTTATATGATGCCAGAATTGGCGGCGCGTGGAGTTCTTCTTATGAATCAATTTTATAACATGGATGGTACACCAAAGCATAATGAAGATTTGGAGCTACCATATCCAGACTTATCCAAATTTGATGTATATAAGCAATGAGCAAAATTACATTAATTTTAGTGGGTGATGATGCCAACCTTGAAGCAAGCAGACGATCTTTATCCGATTTTAAGAAATTTAATGGCAACAATATTATCGCAGTCAATGCAATGCATTCTTTCGATTTTCAGAGAATATGCAATGAGCTTGGTGTAAATGTTTACACACCCAATAAAAAATTGACATATCCGTCATTTCCGGTTGATCAGACAGATGACCTCATAGACAATTTTTATTATAGCTTTTTGATGCCATCTATGATGTCAGAAACAGAGTATGTTATGTTTGCCGAGCCAGATTGCATTTTTTCCAAGCCAATAGATCAAAGCATGCTAAAGGACGTTGATATTATAATTCCAAATGACAGAAGTGAAATGAAAGCCATATGGGCATATGCTCCATTTTGGGATGCATTTGGAAATGATTATCCGGAAAGAGTTAGCAACTTTTTTCTTTTCATGCAGGAGTTTGAAAAAATTGGAGGCGAGATGGGATTTGATACAAAAGAGGCAGGAAAAGGCGACATGCGTTTTTCATTTACTGCAAATTCTATAATAAAAACAGAAAAGCTTCGTCAGATGTTTTTGTACAATATACCGACAATAAAACGTTTATCTAAAGAATTGGGATCAATTGTTGGTAAATACAAGGCGGCGGAGCCAAATAATTTTTTCAAACATATATCACATTTTAGCACAGATCAGTTGATTTCATTAATATTTGGGTTGTATCAATATAAATGGAAAATCAACGACAATGGTCTGAATTGCAATCCGTCGCTTATAAAAACGGAGGATGATCTTAAAAATTTTCTGGAAACAAATCGGAACATAGAGTATATTCATTCCTGCAAAGTATACTACCGAAAACTTAATGGCACATGATTAGAAAATTTCAAAACTATACAGAGGATGAAATGAGTGAGTCTGGTATGACTTTTGGTAAAAATGTATATATTGCAAATGATGTCATCATTCATAATGCCCAGAATATAATCATAGGAGACAATGTTCGCATAGATACTCAATGCGTATTGATTGCCGGAAAAAATCACAAAATCAAGATTGGAAATAGCGTACATATTTCGGCGGGATGTTATTTTTATGGCAATTCCGGAAATATAACTCTGGGAGATTGCTGTTGCACTTCTGGTCGCTGCATTCTTTATACCGCAAATGATGATTATACAGACGGCTATATGGCCAATTCTGTGATAGATGATAAGTACAAAAAGGTGGTTACTGGAAACATAGAGTTAAAAAAACATGCGTTGGTTGGATGTTATACAGTAATACTTCCAAATGTTGTTTTGGAGCATGCCACGTCTGTGGGCGCACACTCGCTGATTACAAAATCTACTTCTCATTTTGATGTTGTGGCGGGTTGCCCAGCTAAATTTATAAAGAAAAGAAAAAATGTTTATTTGACAGATGTATAAAGGAAAAAAAGTCATACTTACTACGACAGCGTGCAAAAGAATAAATCTTCTTAAAGCCGCAATACAAAGTTTTGGTATATTCTGCCAAGATAAGAATATAATAGATGAAATACACTATTATGACGACTCTTCGCAGCCACACGAAAGATCAACGGCGATTGAGTATTATCATAAGCATATACCAAGTGCCAATTTGATATTCAGATTTTTTGAGAAGGATACATTTCCGGACAACTATAGACATGCGAGAGTATTGAACTTCTGGAGAAATGGCATAGAAAGTTCAAATGCCGATTATGTATTTCATTTGGAAGATGATCATCAGTTTTATAATATGTTTAATATAGGTGAAGCTATAGATATTATGGAACAATATCCAGAGTATGCTTATATGGGCTATTGTCAAAGTTGGAAAAATTTTCCAGTTGATATGATGCCAAAGAAAATAATAGGGAACTTTTGGGAGACGATTTATCTTGACAACAGGCCAATGAATGATTTATTATTCTTGGATGATGTTATGGCTATGCATACTGGACTAGATTGGTGGATGTATTATATTAATTGGCCGTATTTTTCTTTGCGACCTGGAGTACATCATGTCAAGAAGCTGCTTTCCGTGGGAGATTTTTCCACAACATATGATCGTGAAAAAACAAGCGTTGAGTTGGAGTTTGCAATACGATGGAAAAATATGGGGTACAAAAGCATGATGTGCAAGTATTTTACTTCTCTACACACTGGTCAAGATCCAGAACTTAGCGCATACAAAATCAACAACTCAGCAAGATGAACAAACAAACATTCCAAGATATATGGACAGAGTGCCTTGGGTTCAATATTGAACAAAAGCCAGAAGAATATAAACAACTGCTTTCACTGCTTGATGATAGAAAGAACAAGCGTTATGCTCTTGAAATAGGTTCAAATTATGGTGGAACCACTGCCGGATTTTGTCAGTTATTTGATACGGTAATAACAATAGACATCAAACACCATATCAATTTTGATAGACTTAAACAGAAGCATCCTACATACCAATATATTATTTCGGATTCCAAGAGTAATGATACATTGGAATATATCAAAAGTCTTGGAATTAAATTTGATTTTATCTTTATTGATGGCGACCATTCATATAATGGGGCAAAAAATGATTATGACAAATACAAGCAATTTTTGGCATATGATGGGCATATAGGATTTCATGACATCATCTCGAGCGACCTTAATCGCCAATACGACATAAATGTGGATATTCTTTGGAAAGAAATAAAAGACACATATAACGATGTTCACGAATTTGTATCTACGTCAAAACACTCCGATTATAGCAGGCAGAACAAATTTCATGAAATAGTTGGAAAAAACGATTATTCACAATGGGGAGGTATTGGAGTATTAAAAAATACGCCAATTGGAGTTTTTTCGCATAACTATCTTACCAATCATTGGTATGACATTGTTAATAGCCAGCTTTTAAAACTGAGCAATTCTGGTCTATACAAGCGCGCGGATAAAATTGTTTATGGAGTCAATGTTGATAAGGATGACGTATATCATAGTTTTATTGGGCTGTTGGACAAATATGATATAGACAGAAAGATAGAAGTATATCGTTATACAAAAAACATGTATGAGTTTCCCACACTTATTCATCTACAGAATTATTGTGCCAACAATCCAAATGCATCCGTAGTGTATTATCACGCAAAAGGAACATCTCGATCGTATGATCGCAACATAGAGTCTTGGAGAGAATGTCTTGAATATTTTAACATAGAACAATGGAAAAAATGTCACACTGAAATTGTTACAGGAAAACACGATGTGTGTGGAGCATTGTATGTTGAGAAATTTGAGTTTTTGGATAAAGTACTTACAAACTATTATTCTGGCAATTTCTGGTGGGCGAGTGCAAAGTATATAAATACACTTGACAATATCACCGCAAAAATGATAGAAGTAAATATGGAAAGAGCCGAAGCTGAAAGATGGCTGGGTAGAAAACCACATCGCTGGGCCAGCCTATATAATGAAAATGTATCGGATTGGTATATGCATTACTTTGATCCAAAATTATATAAACAACCATGAAACTATCCGTCATAATCACATCATATAAGTTTAAAGATTTCATTTCACAATGTATTGATAGTATATTGTCACAAAAAACCGACTTTGGATTTGAAGTGTTGATCAGAGATGACGGCACAAATGATGGTACATTTGAATTGCTACATGAAAAATACAAAGCAAATACCAATGTCAGAATATTGGACTCTTCCACGAATGTGGGTGCAGTCGAAAATCTTCTTATATTGGTCAATGAAGCCAAGGGTAAATATATCGCACATATAGATGGCGACGATTATCTCACAGACGATGGATATTATCAGCGTTCTATTAAGTATTTGGATGAAAATCCATCATATGCCTTATACTGCTCCGGTTGTAGATATCTTGAAAATGGAGTTGTGTCGCCCGAAAACCATTGGATAGTGAGTGCCAAACCAGATATTGAGTTAAAAGATTTACTTGTTGAAAACTATGTGTCATTTGCGCGAGTATTTAAAAAAACAGAATTCAGAAGAGAGATATTCAAAGACATTATATATCCCGACTGGGTTTTTAACTTTGAAATATTAAAATACGGTAAAGGTTATTGCGATACCAATCATTGTGCGGGAATGTATAGAATACATAAAAATGGAATGTTTTCTATGACGCCAGCCGAAGAAAAGTTGGAAAATAAAAATATTATTAAATCGGAGTTGAAAAAAAGATATGCAAGATTTCAACACAAGGTTATTACCATAGTTGATAGTTTTGTATATAACGACTCAATTCGATCCAAATTATTGAATACGATAAATTGGATGAAAGAAGATGGTCACGAAGTATTGCTTGTATCCAATACCGTGGTAGACAAGGAGATTTTAAAATATGTAAAGTTTTATTTGTATGATAGTCGCAATCAACTATTTCAAGAAAAGTATGACGATGTTGGTCTTGTAGATTTTTGGAAATCTCTCGCTGATGGATTTTATATACACGACGTTGTTCCAGTATTACAAAAGCACGGACTGTCTGTGATGATAAATCTTTTTAATGCATTATTATACGCAAAGTCGCAAGGATATACACATTTTCAAAGATTTGAAGTTGATGATCTATTTGGAGAAAAATCGAGAGAATATATAAAGCAGGTTCCATATGTGTGCGCAAATGAAAATAAACACGGGTTGTTTTATTACAACGAAGGTAATAATCCACCGGATATGTCGTTTCATTATTTTTATTGCAACATAGATGAATTTTTATCCAAAGTTCCGAGATTATCCAACGAGCAAGATTATGTGAATTATCTAAGACAATATCACGATGACAATAAGTTCCGTATAGTTGAAGTTTATGTATATGAAAGTTTAAAAAGAAATAATGACTCAAAGTTTTTAATAAAGTTTGATGAAAATGCCATGACATTGGACTTTCCAGACACACGTTGGAATACAGAAACATCTATCAGCAGTTTTGATCCCAAATACGGAAAGTGCACTACTCGACTTTATTATATCAACGAACACAATAAAGAAACTAATACATTCAATCGCGGATCATCGTATGCCGTTTACACGCACTCATATCACTCCGGATCTACGTTTAGAAAAATAGTTGTAGAAAAGATTGATGGTGGAAAATACGAATTTATTCACAATACAGAAGTAGCGAATGGCTGGGCGTGGAATGAAGTTTTTTCGGATGTTAAATCCATTTCTGTATATGAAGATGATAAGTTTTTATATAGAGAGCATGTTGCGGATTGTATATCATATATCAATCTAATAAGAAAATGATAAGTTTTTGATTGAAATTGGGTCAAATAAGTTTCATCATGATAAATTAGAAATATTTGCAGATTCAAATAAAAGTTTTATAAAATTAAAATAATATGAAAGTAATTAATGTAAATCCTGGCATACTTCCTATTCCACCAAATGGTTGGGGCGCTGTTGAAAAGATAATTTGGGACTATCACCAAGAAATTTTAAAAGTTGGCATTCGCAGTGAAATCAAATATCTCGATGATATAAAATATGACGAAAGTATGGTTGTTCATGTGCACGTAGCCAATTTGGCAATTATATGCCATGAGCGCGGCATTCCTTATATTTTTAGTATTCATGATCATCATGCATATTTGTATGGTAAAGATTCCGATGTATTTAGAAAAAATTTACAAGCAATTGAAAACAGCGTATTTTCATTGTCTCCTTGCAAATATCTTATTCCATATTTTGGAAGCAAGAAGCTTCGTTACTTCAGTCACGCTGTTAACACGGATATATTTAAGTTCAATGGTCATCAGAGACGACATGTGCCAAGACTGTTGTGTGTTGCAAATAACGGATATGCATATGATCAAAGCATAGACCGAAAAGGTTTCAAAATAGCTATTGAGTCGGCAATGAAACTAGCGTTGCCTATTACTATAGCCGGACCCAGCAACAACAAGAATTTTTTTAAAACAATGTCTCCGGAAATTAACGGATATACAGGTCTCACAAAGTTATTCGACCTTGATGAAAAATGGCTTGTTGATCTTTATAACGAAAATGATATATTCCTCCATTTTTCAGAATTAGAGGCCGGACATCCAAACCTAACACTGCTTGAGGCAATGTCATGCGGTTTGCCGATTGTTGGTACGTTCGAGGACGCATCGTATAAAGGAATGTATGTGACTGATAGAAATCTTGATAATGCAGTCGCCGGAATAAAAACTGTAGTGGATAGTTTTGACCAATATCAACAGGATGCGTTAAATACTGCAAATTCCAATTCATATGGAATCAGAGTAAATGAACTTGCAAAATTGTATAGTGAATATCGCGAACAGATATTTGCCAATGGAATAATAAATCATTATCAAACTTCTCAACAAACACTAAAAGAACCAAAAAATAAAATAAATATATCGTTTTTGCGTGGACCAAAAGTAGAAATACTTGGACCAGTCAATAAAAAATATAAAGTCAAGTTTTATGATATGGATACAAATAGTGTCATATACGAAACGACACTGGGAAATAATATGTGGTCCGTTTCAAATAAAAGATATTTTGTAAAATGGAAAATTGAAGTTTATGAAGTTGTGAATGAAAATTGGGAAATGCTTATTGAAACCCGCGTTTTGGATTTAGCTAAAAAGTCGATAAAAGTGGTATTTGATACCAATAGCTTGGGAGATATTATTTCATATATTGGCACAACCGATGCCTTCCAGAAAAAACACAATTGCGAACTTACGTGTGTTGTTTTTAATACGGAACTGGTTGAATTATTCAGCAAAAACTACAAAAATATAAAGTTCTCAAGAACAAACGACAGCGATGACAATTATTACTCCACGTATTATATTGGTTATTATGATCAAGAAAATTGGGACGGTAATATGAAAAAAAATCCAAAGCATTTATCGCTTGCGTTGGTGGCGGCAAATATACTTGGATTGCCCGATATGGAAATTCCACCATCTTTGAATATAACCCCTTTGAAGCATAATAAAAAATATGTATGTATTGCAACACAAAGCACTACACAGGCAAAATATTGGAACAATCCTAATGGCTGGAACCTTGTTGTAGATTATATCAAATCCAAAGGATATGAAGTGTGGTGCATAGATTTACACAACAGTTTTGGGTCTGGTGGTAAAATGAATTATATGCCAGCGGGTGTCATCGATAAGACTGGAAAATTTCCGTTGGAAGAAAGAATGTCTCAGGTTGCGGGTGCGGAGTTTTTTATTGGACTTGGATCTGGATTATCTTGGCTGGCATGGGGAGTTCATCAAAAAGTTATACTTATCAGTGGATTTAGCGAGGAGTTTGCCGAATTCAAAAATCCTTATAGAGTTATCAATAAAAACGTGTGTCATGGATGTTGGAATGATGCGAGTTGTATATTTGACAAATCCGATTGGAACTGGTGCCCCAGAAATAAAGATTTTGAATGTACTAAAGAGATATATCCAAAGGATGTTATAAAAATGATAGACAAAATAATTTGATACGCAATATATATAGGATATGGAATTGCAGCAGTTTATACCTTCAGATCAAATTATTTTAGCTATTGCCGAAAAAGTTAAAAAAAAATTTCCGTCCTCAAATGGTAAGTGTGAATTTATGTCACAAGAACTGGTTTCCGATTTGAATAAAAAAGGAATACGATCCAATCATGTAATGGGAATATTCACACTTGATGAACCCGGTGCATGGAAATACAGATCAGAAGAGGATGAAGAATTTGATGAGTATCAAGTTAATCATGATTGGGTAAATGTGGAGGGAAAAATATTAGACATATCCGCCGATCAATTTAAAAAGTACGTAAATCAAAATATACCAAATGTAGTATATATACGATACTCAGATCCATTATATAAATATTACACGGAGATGGGTTATGTCTGAGTCTAGCACTCAAAATTTAAAGGACATAATCAAGATAGAATATGTCAAGTGCTTGAAAGATCCGATATACTTCATGAAGAAGTATGTGAAAATTCAACATCCTATTCGCGGCACACTGCCATTTCTTACTTATCCATTTCAAGACAAAACTTTGGCCGACTTGATCAAGTATGACCAAAACATTATTCTCAAAAGTCGTCAGATGGGTATTACTACACTGGTTGCTGCGTATTCATTGTGGCTCATGACGTTTCATGAAAACAAAGAAATCATTTGTTTAAGTATCACGCAAGAAACATCCAAAGCAATTGTAACCAAGGTTCGTTTTGCCAATGACAATCTACCAAGTTGGTTGAAACTGAAAGAATCAGAAGACAATCGACTGTCATTGAAACTATCCAACGGTTCAAAGATTGTTGCTATTTCATCGGCAGGTACAGCCGGTCGTTCAGGTGCCGCATCTTTGTTGATAATCGACGAAGCCGCGTTCATCGACAATATTGACGAAATATGGTTGTCTTCTCAATACACTTTGGCTACTGGTGGTAAAGCGGTTGTGCTATCTACACCAAATGGCGTAGGTAATTGGTTTCACAAAATGTGGACAGAAAGCGAATCTGGACTAAACAACATGAATCGTATCAGTTTGCCTTGGCATCATCATCCAGAACGCAACCAAAAATGGCGTGACGATCAAACAAAGTTGTCTGGAGAAAAAGGTGCAGCACAAGAATGCGATTGTGAATTTAGCACATCAGGTAATACCGTTATTGATATTTCACTACTTCAATGGTATGAAAAAAATCACGCAATTGATCCAATAGAAAAGCGTGGAATCGACAAAGGTTATTGGATATTCAAGTATCCAGTTGCCGGTAAATCATATATGGTTAGTGCGGACGTTGCTCGTGGAGATGCGTCGGACTTTAGTGCCGCCCAGATATTTGATATAGAAACAATGGAACAAGTTGCAGAATATAAAGGAAAAATTCCAACAAAGGAATATGCCAGAGCATTGATGACGATGGCAACCGAGTACAACAACGCGCTACTTGTTATAGAAAATGCCAATGTTGGATGGGCTGTGATACAAGAAGTGTTAGATAATAATTATCCAAACTTATTTTACAGTTCTTCAGATTTGCAATATGTCGATGTAGAAACGCAAATGACCAACAAAATAAACGCGTTGGAGAAAAAAATGACTCCCGGATTTACGACATCAAATAAAACCAGACCGCTTGTTATATCAAAGTTGGAAAGTTATTTTAGAAATAAAGAAGTTATCGTACACAGCAAGCGTCTTATTGAGGAACTTCAAGTCTTTATATGGAAGTCTGGTGCTGTTTCCGCAAAAGCCGAAGCAATGGACGGATATAATGACGATCTTGTAATGGCAATTGGAATTGGATTGTGGATCAGAGATGTTGCATTGCGTCTTAGAAAAGAATCAAATGCCGCAACCATGGCAATTGTTGATCGAATAGGCACCAGCCAATCGCAACAGGCATACAATAACATAAAGCTTATAAATGCAGGAAAAAGTGTCAATCCATTTGGAGTATACAACAATCCGTGGCAAATGCATATTGGCGGACCCAGTATTCATGGTTCAAAGGCAGAAGATCTCACATGGTTATTGCATTAATATATTTTTATAAAAATATAATGGCTTTATATTTATACTTTATGCTCTCATATATATAGACTATGGCAAACACAAAAGATTTATTTGGTAGACTGAAGAAAATGTTCAGCACGGACGTTATTGTTCGTAATGTGGGTGGCAAGAAGCTTAAGATAATAGATACCGATGAAATTCAGTATGCAACGGATAGGAATAGTTTGCGTGATCGTTTTAATAGATTAAGAAGCAGTACATACAATTTGCATAATCGCGATATGTCTATGGCATATCAAGCAAGTCGTTTGGAACTGTTCAGAGATTATGATGTTATGGACATGGACCCAATCATTGCATCTGCATTGGACATTTACTCAGATGAGTGCCTCGTCCCGTCAGAATATGGCAAAGTTCTCACCATTAAATCTAATAATGAAAATATTAAAAAGATTTTAGAAAATTTGTTTTATGATATTTTGAATGTTGAATTCAACATGTGGAGTTGGACAAGAAACATGTGTAAGTATGGAGATTTTTTCTTGAGGTTGGAAATATCACCAGAATATGGTGTATTTCTTGTACATCCAATCAGTCCATATGAATTGACTCGCATTGAAGGTAGCGATCCAAAAAATCTAAACTATGTCAAATATCAACATGATGGCATGGGTGGTGGTATGGAATATGAAAACTTTGAAATTGCTCATTTTAGATTGTTGAGCGATAGTAATTTCTTACCATATGGCAAGAGCATGATTGAGCCAGCACGTCGTGTGTGGAAGCAATTGAGTCTCATGGAAGATGCCATGTTGATTCATCGTATCATGCGTGCGCCAGAAAAGCGTATTTTTTCCATAGACGTGGGTAATATTCCACCGGCGGATATTGATGCCACGATGCAAAAAATAATGGGACAGGTAAAAAAGATGCCGTATATTGACGAGAGAACTGGAGATTATAATCTTCGTTTCAATTTAAACAACATGGTTGAAGATTTTTATCTACCGGTTCGTGGCAGCGACAGTGGAACGAAAATCGATACATTGCCAGGTATGGAATTTACTGGTATAGATGACTTGGAATATGTTCGTAATAAAATGATGGCGGCGCTAAAGATTCCAAAGGCGTTTCTGGGATATGAAGAAGGATTATCTGGCAAAGCCACGTTGGCTGCTGAAGATGTTCGATTCTCACGCACCATTGGTCGTATACAGCGCATTTTAGTTTCAGAACTTACTAAAATTGCCATTGTACATTTGTATGTACAAGGATATCAAGATTCATCGCTTGTTGATTTTGAACTGGAACTAAGTAATCCATCCACAATTTTTGAACAAGAAAAGTTGGAAATTTGGAAAAATAAAATTAATCTGTCCACGGACATGATGGAAAGTACCATGTTTAGTAGAAATTGGATATATGAAAATGTATTCAAACTGTCTGAGGATGAGATTGAATATATCAAAAAAGATGTTGTGCAGGATAAAAAAGATGTTTGGAGATTTAAACAAATTGAGGAAGAAGGAAGTGATCCAGCATTTGCCTCAAGTGAAGAAGGTGGCGGGGGTGGCGGTGGAGATATGGGCGGTGGAGGTGGTGAACTTCCAGACCTCGGCGGCGGTGAAGACTCTGGTGGTGGAGGTGGAGACTCTGGCGGCGAAAACGCTGGTGGCTTGCCTCCACTGGAAGAAGAAAAGAACGCAGATGAACCAATTCTGGATGAAGAAACTCGCAAAGAGCGCGAACTAGGAATTCGCCCAAGTCAAGAAGGAAAAAAAGAAGAATATAGTGACACATTCACAAAAACACGCGGCGAAGATATTCTTGGCAACGGACAAAACAAAGAAAAGTCCAAGTCAGACCGCAGAACGACTCATATATACAGAGGCGGTGCGTTGAGCATGGACGAAGATTTGAAACGTATAAAAAAGTCATTGATGGACAAGTATAATAATAAAAACAAGAAAATAATAACCGAAAAAAAATCTATTATGGATGAGTCTAATATAATTGATGATGATAAACCACTCTAAAATATGAGTTTTTATCACCCACACACATATTTATAAATAATAAAACCGTATGAAGAAGCTGAAACACTCTAAGTATAAGAATGCCGGAATACTATTTGAACTGTTGGTGCGTCAAGTAACCGCCGACATTCTAAATGGTCAGGAAGATTCAAAGGCCAATGCAATATTGCGTGATTATTTTTCAGAATCTACTGAACTTGGTAGAGAAAATAGATTATATCGCATAATCATGGAAGATAAGACCAAGGATCAAACTTCTGCCGATAGACTACTTGAACAAATTATTCGTACCAGAACAAAGTTGGATGAACGTGCATTAAATCTACAAAAGTATAATTTGATAAAAGAAATTCGTGAAAACTATCCATTGGATGATTTTCTCAAAGGTAGTATTTCAAATTATAAATTGCTTGCGAGCATTTATAAAGTATTTGAAGAAAGTGTAAATTCAGTTGATTGTGATCCTCGTGAAATTTTCAAAGCTCGTACATGTATTGTAGAAAGCATTGCTGCGCCAAAAACACCAACTCGTTTGGTTAGTGAAGATGAAAAGAAAGATTTGGTCAAAGTATATCAGCAACAAAATGAAGATGTTCGTTTGCTTGCTTATAAATTGCTTGTTGATTCATTCAATGAAAAATATAAAGGATTGGATGAAAAGCAAAAAATTCTTATTCGTGAATATATCAATAATATCAGCAACACAAACTCGTTGCGTCAATATATCAACAATGAAGTTCCAATTGTTCGCAAAGAAATCAATGAACTTAAATCATATGTGAACAATGATGTTGTTCGCATCAAACTTGATGAAACATTAAATCAATTGGACAAGATATCCAAGGGTACATTAGTCAAAGAAAATCAAATCATGGCTCTAATGTTGAGCTATGAACTTGTAAAAGAACTAAAAAACCTAAAATAAAATTATGAAAAAATCAGAACTAAAACAACTAATCAGAGAAACAATAAATGATTATGAATCCACACAGCCACAAAAGGTTGTTGGAAAATACATCTATTTTGTTGATTCTAAAGAGTTGTATAGTTTAAAGCCGTATAAACTTGTCAAAGATGGTGGATGCGATATATCAATGGCAAATAATTGGACAAAAGCAACATTAATGCAAGGAGAAGATGTTAGAGAGATGGGAATCAAGGTTTCAGACACATCAGCTTGGTATATTGTAAACAATGCTCCATCAGATCATGCATTTGTTGGATATATTGGAAAATAAAATATGAAAGACACCAAAGAAATACTTCGCGAGCTTGTTGAAGAAGTCATTGAAGAAATGACATCAACGGGTGCTGTTGCTGGTTATCAAACACCAGCAGCATTTCGTGGTCACAAAAGCAAAAAGAAATCTGCTGAACATAGTATGCCAGGTGGCAAAGTTGTAGGCAAAGAAGACACAGATGATACAACAGTTGGCGAAGGTGAAACACTAACATTGCGTCGTGATATTGGTATTATGGAAGGTCGCAGCCGCTATCGTAATTTTAAAGATAGTGATATGATGAAAAATCATGCCAAAATTTCATATGGCATCAATCAAGCAAAGAAGATGCTTGGTGAAGTTGAATATCTATTAAACATCTGCGAACGTCTAAAGACAGAAGCAGATGTTCCAGCCACAAGTTTGTGGGCACGTACTCAACCAGACATGAAAGAAATTCACGGTCGATTGAAAGAAATTGCCAAAAGAATCAACAGAATGGGAAAAAAATAAAATTTATGAATCTAACAGACATTGCTAAAAAGATTATCAAAGAAGACACATGGGGCAACAATCCATCTGCTGCTGGTGCTATGTCAACTGGCCGTGCGCCAACTGCGGTCACGCCTCCTGCTACACCAAATGCCAAAATGATTGACATTTCAAATCAGTTCAAGAACTTCAAGACGGAATTGGAAAAGCAAGAAGATGCTGCTGTAAAAAAACTGGCCGATGAACTAAAGAAATCATTTCTAAAAAAGAATGCAGTTGTAAAAGCATCCAAAGGCAGTGTTGGTCAAATTGAAAAAGAATATAACGTTTATGTCAATAACATTGAGGTTCGTTATATGAAAGACAAATATTATATTGTATTCATCGGAAAAGAAGGCAATGAATCAGAAAATGAATATTATTTGGATGATTCACAAATACAAGTAAATGATGCTCCTCAAGCAAAATCACAAGCTCCAGCAAGTTTGACTCGTGGTCAAGTTGGTGGTATTCAATATCCACAAACCATGGGTATTGCTTCTAAACGAAACATTATACAAAGTAAATAATATGAGCAAACAACTATTAGTAGATTTTATACCATTTGATATTACTCCGCAGATGCTTACAGAAGCAAAAGCAAATACTGGTGGTCCATTGGTTCTCAAAGGTCCATTACAAAAAGCCGGTGAAAAGAATCATAATGGTCGTGTATATCCACGCGAAGTATTAGAGCGTGAAGTTGAAAAATATCAACAAATCATCAAAGAACGTCGTGCTCTGGGTGAACTTGATCATCCAGAATCCAGTATCATCAATCTAAAGAATGTATGCCACAATGTCACAGAATGTCACTGGGAAGGTGATACTGTGGTTGGTACAATTGAAATTCTAACTACACCAAGTGGTAATATTGCAAGAGATTTGATTAGAAACAATATTCGCATTGGTATTAGCAGTCGCGGTTTGGGAAGTGTTCGCAATGTGAATGAAAACACTGTTGAAGTACAAGACGACTTTGAACTATTGTGCTTTGACCTTGTATCTTCACCAAGCACACGCGGTGCTTATATGAATCTTGCCGAAGGCATCAATCGTGAAAAACAATTGATTGGCGGCAATCAAGATCGCAAAGACATCAACAAATATCTAAAAATTGAAAATATCATTCGTGATATATTATCAGAAACCCGTTAAAAAATTATGAACGAAGCAACAATACCAAACGAAACAGCAATCAAAAAGATTGTGCAATATCTTGCTAGAGAGGCCACCAAGTACCAAGATATGATTGGTCTTGATGCTGCACACGACATTGATATTTCCGGTCTACAATCTGCAATTGAAGATTCCAACAACAAGAAGATTCTAAATTTTTGGAACAAGTTGAGCAGCAAGCAGAAGAACGAAATACATGATATGGTGTCAACATATTTGTATAATAAGGCACTGAAAGCAGACCCAGATTATTACGGTGACGACCAACCAACTCCAGTAAATTACAAACTTTCATCAAAAACGGCAACTCCAACCAAGGCTCCTGCTGGTGGTAATGAAGCCAAGTTGATAAAATCTCTTGCAAAAAAAGCAGAAGATTGGATGAACTATGTTGATGTAGATTCTCCAGAAAACATATCTTATGATGACTTCGAAGAATTTGTCATAAACGATCCAAAAAACAAAAAGCTTCAAGCATTTTGGAATTCAATGGGAAACAAAAAACAAGAAAATTTGTTCTATAAAGTAGTTGATGTTTTAGAAAAAAAATATGGCGATGGCGATGACATGTATGAGGGTCGCAATCTTTCCAACATCGCAAAGAAGATGATCAAAGAAAATAAATCAACACCTCTTATGCTAAATGGCAAAGAAGTTGATGAAAAATCAATTGAAATTGACGGAGTTGATCGTAGAGATTATCCAGATTTTTCTGATGCTTATATTTCTGCTGCAAATTATATGGATGGTACACCACTCAGCGATAAAGAAATTGAAGAGTTGGATGATCAAAATAATGAATTGGTCCATGAAAAAATTCAAGATGATCAATTGTATATGCAAGAAGGTGAAGAAGAAAAACTTGGCAGTTCTGCATATGATAAAGAAGACAGAGAAGAACGAGGACAATACTCCAACAAACCGAAGATGGCTGGTATTACATTCTTCAATGTTCCGTCTGGTAAAGAATCAATTGCTACACAATATGGTTTGACTCAATTCAAGAGTGGCAAATGGGGATACAAGCACCGGTTTGATCCACGAGTTGTTTCCGTTGCAAGTGACCGTGAAAAAAGCGTAGTTAGTTCTGCTGAAAGAATATTTGGAAAAGGTCGTTATTGGGAACCAAGAAACTAATTTTACACAATTTACATAAATTGATATATATTTATAACAATATGAGCAACAAAATCACAAATCCATTTCTAAAACAACTTATCTCTGGTATATCTCAAAAAGCTACTCAAGGTCGTATAACAGGCGTTGATTGGAATATTCTTGAAGAAGCCAAGAAAAATAAAAAAGTTGCAAAGAAAACTTTGAAAAAAGAAGGTGATGAAAAAAAGAATCCAGCAGATGATGCTGGTGAAGAAGATGCTGGCGGATTACCACCACTAGGAGGTAAAGATGAAGCACCGGCTGGCGACCAAGATTCCAAGAAATCTCTGCCGCCATTGAACAAAAAGTCCGGTGGAATTGAAAAAAAACCAAATCCTGTTGCAGAACCATCCGAGAAGCCAGTTGACGATACTTCCCCAGAAGATGTTGAAAAAGCAAAGCAGGACGCAACAAAGGCAAAGGCCGAACTTGAAAAATCAAAAGCCGAAACTTCCGCCGCTGAAAAAGAGCTTAAAAAACATGGATATATAAGACTTGCATCTCAAGGTGGAATAACATTTTTATTAAACAAACTTGTAGCACCGGCGGTTATGAAAAATACTCTTGATGCTATTGTTCCAGAGATGATGGCTGGGCTCAATATCAAAACAAAAAAAGATGTTGATGCATTCAAAGCAGACTCTGCGCTTCATATGACAGTTGATGGCATGCCAGAACTAATTGAAAAGATGGAATCATTGGCTGAAGAAACTCCCGAAAATACAGAAGAAGTTCCTGAATAATATATAATTATGAATACACTCAAACTCAAATATTTAATTGAAAGAATTGCTGACGAGCAATCAAATAGTGTTCATCAAGAAACCGAATGGAGTAATGAAGAGAAGAAAGTCGCACTTGAGTCCATTGGTCGATATAATGAATATGGTGGTCAACTTCGCCGCGAATATAATTTAATGGAAATTGCGCACACTCTGGCAAAAATTACAGAATCTGCTGAAAAATTTACTATGACAGAAACCGAGGATTGGTTTGATAAACGAACTGTTTCTGAAAATATGAAACAACTTCGCAAAGTTTCGGAAGAATTTAATAAGTTGGCCAAAGATGCACATGTTATGCAGCAGCGCATGGAGTCTTTGTATGAAGATGGTGGGCATTTACTGGGTCGTTATTTTGAGATTAATGATCTCAATGAGGGACTTGCACCTGCAATTTCCAAAATTAAAAAGGCTGAATAAATTATAAAATAAGTAAATAATTTATATTTTTCGTACATATCTATATATTTATTTATTATAAAATGCGTCATTCTTTGATGCGAAGATAATAACAACCATCTTGAAACTCTAATAGTTTCATCAACCAAAAAGATAAAAACTATTATGTCAGATCTATTAAAACAAGCTATCGCAGACGCAAAAGCGGTGCGTGCTACTGCCCTAGCCAATGCCAAAGCTGCATTGGAAGAAGCATTCACACCAAAAATACAAAGCATGCTAGCTGAAAAGCTAAAGCAAGAAATTGAAGGGGACGAAGAAGCTCCCGAAACCACACAAGCCCCAGCACCGGAAGCTCCATTGCCAACCGACGATATGGGTGGTGGTGAAGTTCACGCCGATGCCGCGCAAGATATGGCTATGGCAGCGGGCGGCGCACCAGAAGGTCACGCCGATGCTGCTCAAGACGCAGCTATGGGTGCTCCAGTTGAAGAACCATCGGCTGAGATGTCGTCCACACCTGTTGGTGACGAAGCTGAATTGTCCGAACTTGAAGGCGAAATTGGCGAAGACGCTGGATATATGGCTGAAGGCGAAAAGGCTTCTGGTGATTACAAGAAGACCACCAAGGGTCACAATACCGAAGATCCGGGTAAAAATATGGTAAAGTCAGTTGGAACCGCAATCGGCGGAACCAAGGGTTCTTTATCAGCTACCAAGAAAAACGCAAAAGCGTCTTCAGACTACACCAAGACCACAACTGGTCACAAGACTGATGATCCACAAGGTCAAGGAAATGAAGTATCCAACGGTGGATATGACAATGACACAGCAGCCTTGAAGGAAAACGAAGAAGTTGATGAAGCTTCTTTGGATGAAATCCTAAAGGAATTGGAAGACGGCTTAAATAACGATAATGGCATGCAAGAAATGCACGGTGCAGAAACCCCAGAAGCCCACGAAACAGGAGCCGAAGAAGAAATTGACCTGAACGAACTTCTATCCGAAACGGACGAAGATGCCGATGACGAGGAAATCGAAGAAGGCAAACTTCCAAAAGGTCTGGCCGATTACCAAGCTAAGAAAGCTGGTAAATCAAAAGACGACGATGAAGAAAAAGAAACCGTCAAAGAAAATATTTCGTTGAAAAAGGAACTAGCAGAATACCGTAGCGCAGTCGAATATCTACGGACCCAGATCAATGAAGTGAACCTGCTCAATGCAAAGCTTCTCTACACGAACAAATTGTTCAAACAGACCAGCCTAAACAATGAGCAAAAAATGAAAGTAATCGAAAGCTTTGATCTCACGAAATCAATTCGTGAAGCAAAGCTTGTTTATGCTACACTGGCCGAATCATTTAATTTCGGTGGAAAAAAGACCGTACAAGCTGCTCCTGTAAAGAAGCAAATGTCTGGTACAGTCAAAACCATCACCGAAGGACTTGCCAGCAAACCAATTGCATCAACAAAGCCTACAAAACCAATAGTTCTTACAGAAGGTGCCGAAATGGCCAACCGCTTTAAGAAGTTGGCGGGTATTCGCAGTTAAAAAATCAACAACAAAAATTACAGGATAATATTATGTCAATTAAATCATTACTAACTGAGACAACCAATCCAATGGTTAAGCTCATGACCGAAACTCGCGGTCTTGTCTCCAAGTGGGAAAAGACCGGACTTCTAGAAGGCATCAAGAGCGACATGGAAAAGTCACACATGTCCATCCTTCTGGAAAATCAAGCAAAACAACTGATCGACGAAGCAACCCGCACGGGTACTTCATCGAACTCCGAACAATGGGCTGGCGTTGCTCTCCCACTAGTTCGTCGTGTTTTCGCAGAAATCGCCGCGAAGGAATTCGTGTCGGTTCAACCAATGAATCTTCCTTCTGGTCTGGTGTTCTATCTGGACTTCAAGTATGGTTCTGGCCAATCTGGCAAGCCAAGTTTCAAGGACAATTCTTTGTTCGGTGGAACAGGTACTAAATTGGGTTCTACCGACAGCGCAACCAACGGTCTATATGGCCAAGGTCGTTTCGGTTACACCATCAATGATGTTCTCGCAACACCAGCTATGGTCACAGGTTCTCTTAGCACAGCAAATGCTCCAACTTGGGAAAACATCAACTTCACTGAAGAACTGAGTGCTTCATTGTCAAACGGCGGAATCCAATCCGTTACTGTATCGTTGAGTGGAACAAATTTCGACGCCAATGGCGCTCGTGCGTTTACCGTTTCTGGTTCGGGCATCGTCGATTTCTATCCTGCGTTTACACGAGTTTCTGGTACAAGCGTAATCTTTTACGTTTCTGGATCAGCCATCAGTGGAAACTCTCTAGTTGGATATCACAAACAACCGGGCGACGCAAGTCGTGGCGACTTCGAAGATAAAGGTGACGGATTGCCAAACACCACAGGTGTTGCAGACGACATCGGAATTCCAGAAGTTAACTTGGAACTGAAGAGCGAAGCTATTGTAGCTAAGACCCGCAAGCTGAAAGCCGTCTGGACACCAGAATTGGCCCAAGACTTGAATGCATACCACAGCATCGATGCTGAAGCCGAATTGACGGCTCTTCTATCGGAATATGTTTCAATGGAAATCGACCTAGAAATCCTTGACATGTTGATCACCAATGCTCCGGCGACCACAACCGACTTCTGGTCTGCACGCATTGGATCTGAATATGACGTGACAACCCGTCTGTTCAAGGACACAGCTGCCAACCGCACTGCATATGTCAAGAGCACATGGTTCCAAACCTTGGGCAACAAGATCCAAAAGGTCTCGAACAAGATTCACCAATTGACACTGCGCGGTGGTGCAAACTTCCTAGTTTGCTCCCCAGACGTTGCTACAATCATTGAATCCATTCCAGGCTTCAGCACCAACACGGACGGCGACCAAGCCAAGTTCGCAATGGGTGTGGCCAAAGTTGGCGCTCTGAGCAACCGTTGGACAGTATACAAGAACCCATACATGACAGACAATGTTATGTTGGTAGGTTTCCGTGGAACAAACTTCCTAGAAACCGGCGCTGTGTACGCTCCATACATCCCACTGATTCAAACACCGTTGGTGTATGACCCAGTGAACTTTACACCACGTCGTGGCGTAATGACACGTTATGCCAAGAAGATGATAAGACCTGAGTTTTACGGCAAAATCATCATCGGCAACCTCAACGAAGTTTAATAGTTCATCTCTTAAAAAGAGATTTTATAAAAAGACCGCCCTTTCGGGCGGTCTTTTTTTGTTTATTTATTTTGCGTTTTTTCTGTTTGTGTGAATAATTATTCCACATCAAGGAGCAAAATATGGATTGCCAGAATCTATGACAGAACCAGAAATAATGAGAAAATTAAGATATGATCGTATATGGGATTGTGGTCATCTAAAATATGAAATGAATATATCATAGCATAACTTATACCGTATATATAATATATATTATACCATGCTTATGAAGAAAATATATTACTATTCATTGTGTTTGTTAACATTGGTTACTGTTTTGGTTGCCAATCCAATTGATGATAAGGCATCTCAATTTGTTGTGAATGGTGCGCCAATCAGCAAAATTGTAAAAGATACTCAGTATATAATCAAAAAGAATTATGCTATACATTATCGTTATGATACCAAAACAGCTGAGTATGTTGTAGAACATCCAACACTTGAAAAGATCAATGGAAAATCAAAACGTAAAGATGATTTTAGACCAGATCCAGAAATAGCAAAACAACATCAATCATTATTAAGTGATTATGCTGGAAATCCATTTGATCGTGGTCATCTTGTGCCCGCTGGAGACAATACTCAAAATGATGATGTTATGAGTGAAAGTTTCTTTCTTTCTAATATGGTTCCTCAAGTTCCTAATCATAATAGAGGAATTTGGAAACAATTGGAAACTGCTGTCAGAAATTGGGTAATTGAAGGCAAAGATGTATATGTTATAACTGGCACATTTTATAACAAAGGATATAAAGAAATTGGTAATAACAAAGTTGGTATTCCAGATTATATGTGGAAAGTTATTGTAGATGCAAAGTCAAATAAAGCTATTGCATTTATGTTTCCCAATGCTCCACTGCCCGTTGAAGACCTTCATAAATATATTGTATCCATATCAGAGATAGAAGTCAAGACTGAAATAAATTTCAATCCAAAATTGTCAGAAAAACAACAAAATGAATTGGAAAAGTCAAAAGCAGATCAAAAAGATTGGTCTAGCTTAACAAAGAAATAATTTAACCAGCTGCTTTAAATACCGCAGCGTTCCAGTCCATACGTTTTTTTACACCACGATTGTTTGTGCTGCGATATTCTCTGTGGTTTAAATATTCCTTTGCAGCATCAGCAAACTTGTTTTGGTTCAACAACTTTATTGTTTTTGGTCCCATGTCACCACGATATAATGCATTGATTGTTGCAATTCTTACAGTCAATGGCATACTATCAAATTTTTCTATATGTTTTTTGGCAACATCAATCTTTTTACCGGCGTCTTTTTCAAGTAATTTTAATGCATCATCGTCAGTTATACCTTTGCTAAAATCTTCATTTGGTTGAATTTTGTGACCATAAGCAATTGTGTCACTGCCGCCTTCAACACTTTTATGTGGAAACCATAATTTCTTGGCCTTGTTATATCCACCCTTTGGATTGTTGATGTTGTTTTCAAATTGTTTGATTATATTCACAACACGAGTATTTAAGTTGCCTGTGTCACCAGTGTCACTGAAATCAATATTATGCTGAGTATATGGCTTTCCTGCGCCATCCCCCGCTGGCTGTGCATATGCATGTTGTGCTGGTGGCATAACAAACGTTACTGGGGGCGGTTGGTCTGCCATGGCTTCTTTTAATTGAATTTCATGCAACAAATCTCTCAGCTTTATTATACTCATATATTATAAATATAAGCCAGACGGTTATTATCCTTCTATAATAAATATTGCGGCACAAACACACAGCATCTACATATTTATATAATATGGCAGATACATCGATTAATTACAATATTGACCAAGATAGAAACCGCTGGCCCGGTTCTGGTTCCGCTATCACAACCGGAAGCACTCCATTTGGTTTTTATGAAACCGATGTGCAGTTCAAAACAGAAGCACCAAATGCTGCAAAATGGGCAGCAACTCGTTTGGGCTATCCTATTGTTGATATTGAAATGATAGATGTAAATTTTTATGCATGTTTTGAAGAAGCTGTGAATGAATATGGCGCACAAGTAAATCAATTTAATATTCGTAATAATATTGGTGTATTACAGGGCAGTAATGCAAATGTAAATCTTACTCAAACAAATGTTGCTGGCAGTGGATTGCCACATCTAATCAAACTCGCACAAGGTTATGGAACGGAATTTGGTGTGGGTGGAAATGTTGATTGGAAAAAAGGTTATGTTCATGTGCAACAAGGACAACAATCATATGACCTGCAAGCATTGTGGGGAGATGTGAGTGAAAGTTTTGATAGAATTGAAATTCGCAGAATTTTTCACAATGCTCCCCCGGCGGCTGCTCGTATATATGATCCATTCAGCATGACGGGCATGAGCTATAGTAATGTTCTTAATGAAATGGGATTTGCTGGTTATTCTCCCGCTACTCAATTTTTGATGACTCCAATCTTTGAAGACTTGCTGCGTATGCAAGCAATTGAATTCAATGACTTGGTACGTAAATCCGGATATGGATTTGAACTTGTAAATAATAAAGTTAAAATATTTCCAATTCCTACATATGATTTTAAGATGTATTTTGAATATCTGCTTGTTAAAGACAGAGATAGTCAGGGCATTTATAACTCCGGTTCATTTTACAATTCAAGTGGATCGTATATTGGCTCAAATACTATTGGTGATTATAGTAATGTTCCGTATAATAATATTCCATACAGTGGCATCAACAGTGTTGGCAAGCAATGGATTCGTAAATACTTTTTAGCATTGTGCAAAGAACTGCTGGGAAGTGTTCGTCAAAAATATTCAACCATTCCAATACCTGGTGCGGAAGTTACATTGGATGGTGCCGAATTGAGACAAGAAGCATCTGCTGAAAAAACAGATTTGATTACACAGTTGAGAGAAAATTTGGAAGCAACAGGTCGCAAAGCTCAAATGGAATTGCGTGCAGAAGAGTCTCGACAAATTCAAGAAACACTTACGCGTGTTCCAATGGGAATTTATATTGGTTAAAAAATGAAACCTTTTTCTATATTAGATCAGATATTTTCTAAAAATGAACGAAGACATCTCAAGCATGTTGGTATAAAAAAAACATTAAAGCCAAGTGCAAACTTTACATCTCTTGAAATAAAATATTACGCTATGCTCAAAGAAATTGGAGTTTATTATGTTCCGCAATATCCAATGGGTGGTAGATTTTATGATGCTTATTTACCAGATGAAAATATTTTATTTGAATTTGACGGAGCATTTTGGCATCCAAAGAATGAAGCGGCGTGTAAATATCCATTTCAAAAAAGAAGTATTGTGGTTGATAAGTTGAAGAATGAAATGGCACTTAAAAAAGGAATCAAAATAATTCGCATCCGAGAAGATGAGCCTATTACAACAGAACAAATGAAGGGTCTTATATGGGATTAAGAGGTAGATATTTCTCACAGAGAGATTTAAACTTGATTGCACAGTTCAACGGTGAACTCATGGGCGATATTATTGAAAATCTAATTCAGATATTTAAAATTGCACCAAATGAAACAAAAACAAATATATATGGTGAAACTGCCGCAGAAACTGGTAAATGGTATTTTCCAGCTATTCAGATATCTGCACTTATAGAAAGATCTGAAATGACTGCTGAGATGGACGACTTTGGACCAAGTCGTAATCAAGATCATATATTCAAAATGCGTGAAAAAATGCTGCGTCAATTAGAATTTTATCCAGAAATTGGCGACGTAGTATCTTGGAATGATAGATATTATGAAATTGATAATGTAATACAAGAACAACTACTTGGCGGCCAGGCTGAAAAGAGTCATAGCATTATTTGCAATACTCACTACACAAAATATACATCACTCAATATAATGGAGAGAAATAATTAATATTTATGGCATGGCGTGGACCAACAGTTAAACCGATACTAAATAGACCACCGAACAAAGTAAGTTCTGGTCCAGAAATGTCGGACAAGAAACAGGAAGTTTCATCAATTTCCGGACCACCTATATTTGGTCCAGAAGCAAATCGTGGCAGAGAACATAATATTCGAAGAGACACTGATGATAGAAAAGATTTTGCCATCAAACTCATAGATATTGATGCGGCCATACTTGGTCATATGGACAATGTTATAAGTCCAACGATAGTAGATTCTGGCAGACAGATAAAAGTTCCTATAAATTATGCTTCTCCGGAACGCTGGAAAGCTATTCGCAAAGATGGCTCACTTCGCGACAAAAATGGAAAAGTACAAACTCCTGCTATTGCATTTCGTCGCAGCACTGTGCAAAGAAACGACAATTTGATAACATTAAATCGCTATCTTCAATATCCAGTGATGAGAAAGTTCAGCGAAAAAAATAAATATGACAAATTTTCAGTAATGAACGGATTTGCGCCACGAAAAGAAATTTATAGTGTGGCAATGCCAGATCATGTGATAATAAATTACGAATTTATCATCTGGACAGAATTGGTTGAACAATGCAACTCAGTCATAGAAGCAATAAATTTTGCTACTGAAGATTACTGGGGAGATAAAAATAGATTTAAATTCAGAACAAGCATCAGCGATTATAATTTTGAAACAACAAATGATGCTGGTCAAGACAGAATTGTCAAAGCTACTTTTGGCTTAATATGTAATGCATATCTGCTTCCGGAAAAATTTGAGAATTATAAAACTACTACACAAAAAGCATTTACACCAAGAAAAGTTGTATTTGATGTTCATGAAAAGATTGTGAATGGAACAGCCGAAAGGGTGGTTGGTTCATCTGTTTCTATTAATGATGGTAATACAATTCCGGCTGTGATATCACCAACCATAACTTATAATATTATAAATCAAAACAGTACATTGGAAGTATTGAATATTGTTGGTGGCGGCGATAATGGTGGAGCTACTGGATCATTCACCGCAAACTCTGTAACAATTTCTGGTTCTGCTGATATAGATTCTCAATTGATTGGTGATGGAAATGCAGCAAGATGGTTGGTTTCTATTTCTAATGGATCTGACATCAAAGTTAATGAAGTTATGTCAAGTTGGAACAATGTGTCTTCCAGTTTTTATGTAACAGAAGTAAGTCAAATTGGATATGTGCCAGTATCATTGTCTGTAAATAATGTGGGTGGTAGCATACACTTGTTGGCTACTCCTTTATCTGGAACATGGACACTTAAATATATAAAGATGGCTGTATGATACCAAACGCATTTATAGCTTCTAATGGATTGATTGTAAATGGAAATGCCGAAATTAATGGAGATTTGACCGTGAGCGGCTTTGCATATGCTTCATCAAGTTATGCTATCACAGCAAGTTATGCTTTGAGTTATAGTGGAACAAGTGGAACAAGTGGTGCCAACGGAAGTAGTGGTGCCAGTGGAACAGACGGCAGCAGTGGAACCAGCGGAGCCAACGGAAGTAGTGGTGCCAGTGGAACAGACGGCAGCAGTGGAACCAGCGGAGCCAACGGAAGTAGTGGTGCCAGTGGAACAGACGGCAGCAGTGGCACAAGCGGCAGCAGTGGAAACACCGGAGCCAGCGGCAGCAGTGGCACAAGCGGAGCCAACGGAAGTAGTGGTGCCAGTGGAACAGACGGCAGCAGTGGAACCAGTGGAACCAACGGAAGTAGTGGTGCCAGTGGAACAGACGGCAGCAGTGGAACCGGCGGAACAAACGGTTCGTCAGGAACATCCGGTCAAAATGGATCTTCTGGTACTCCGGCTTGGACAAGTGCAGGAGCAATTACACTAACTGCAATAACTACCAATCCTACAAAGGGTACGACAACATCTGACAATATTAGTTATCGTCAACTCGGTACAAAAGAATGGGAAGTAGTAATGACTTATATACAGACCGCTCTTAGCGGGTTGTATGGTTCAGGAGATTATTTAATTACATTACCAAATGGATTAAGTTTTGATACTACATTACCAAGCCAACAGATTTACACAGGTGGTGTTGGAACAAGCATTTGGGGACATCTTCCTTATGTAATTCCAAACTGCAATGGTACTATTACCAATAATAATGTTGGTGGACAAATATTTCCAATGGTTTATAATGCCACAAAGTTCCGTATATTAACACTTACATATGGTAGTGGTATACAACCTTGGGGAAGTGGGTTTTACAGTGTCGGCGGAGATATTCCTAAAATACAATTAACATTTAGATTCACGTCAACATAATTTCTTCGTAATATTATAAATAATTCCAGAGCATATGTGTTTCTTGGAGATATTTATATAATATAAAACTTATGCCTACTTCACTTCCAACAAAAATGTCCATGTTTGAGAATGCAGTTTCACTCTCAACTTCGAGTTATATAATAGGATTGGATATGTATGGTGGGCAACTATCCAACGTAAAAGTTTCTGCATCAATTGCTGGATATGAACTTTCAAGAAAAAGATGGATACTTAATCCACCGGTAACATCATCAAACGATGTTCGCGGAGATGATGGTGCGGAATCGTATAATAGTGGTCAATATTGGGTAAAATCTGGCAGTGTTTGGTTGGAGCTTGTTGTGACTGGTTCGAACAGTGGCGGCACAATTTCAAGCAGTTATCAGCTGTCAGATGGTGGTGGAGAAGAATTTGGCGCGGGAAATAATGTAACTTTTGGTAGAGCAAATATTGGTGCCATAACTGGCTCAAAAATCAACATTGTAGCACAGGCAAATATCGGCACTAGTATATTAGATGAACATTTTGTTACTGGCAGCTTGAATGTTTCTGGTTCGTTGAGAACCACTGGAACAGCAACTATACGAGCAAAAACATATATAAAATTTGACTCTGCTGCTGACGGAATATATTTCATAAGTGGCAGCGGTTTTACTCAGGCTGCGTCCATAATCTTGGCAAATTCAAGAGTAAACTTCAGTTCCACTACGGGTACTACGCCAAGTGGTTTCACGTTCAATACAGGTACTGTCAGCAATGCAGTTTTGGTAAGAGACAACGGTTCGTTGAATGTTTTTGGTAGCGGAAGTTTTGGTAAAACTACATCAAATGCGGTATTGGATGTTAATGGAGATACAATAGTAACAGGGTCATTGACTGTGACTACCGGAAGTATTGTAATAACCGGTTCTTCTGTATATCCTTTGGATATAACATCTACAACCGGTAACGCTAATTTTAGAGTCATAGACACCAATAACTCAACTGCGTTTGGATATTTTACAAATGGATTTGGTACTGGAAGAGTTGGCGTGGGTAATCTGAGTATGTTTGTCGGTGGTCAAGCTGGTATGGGAACAGTGATACAAGCTGGCAACATCATTTCCATGGTAATCAATACATCTGGTAGCGTTGTCATTGGAAACGCGGCATCAAGTGCAAGATTGAACATAAGCGGAAGTGCTGTTGTTACGGGTTCAATATACATAAATAACGGAACATTAATTGGAACTGCGTCATATGCATTAAATGCAAAATCAAATAATGTATATAATGTTAAAGATTATGGAGCTGTTGGAGATGGAACAACCAATGACACGACCGCAATACAAACTGCAATTAACGCAGTCAAAGTTGCTGGCTTTGGAACAGTATATTTTCCGGATGGTACATTTGTAATAACTGGTTCATTGACCATTCCATCAAATCCACAATGTGATATTTCTTTGGAAGGTGAAGGTTCAAACATAACTATTATCAAACAAACATCAAATGCAAATGCAATTTACTTTGATATGAATGATGGCAGTGGTTGGGCGAACGATTATCAAGTAGCAATAAAGAGTCTTGCATTCAAAACTTCTGGACAAGCCAGCACAGCAATACATGTTACATATGGCACTTTACAGTACTCACAGCACTCAAATATATCAGTTGATATAAATGATGTTCATATCTATTCCGATGGTTCAAATTATTGGAACAATGGAATTGTTCTTGAGTCGGCATGGAATTTTAGAATTTCAAACACGATGGTGATTGGAAAAACGGGATCGTCTCCATATAATGGCACAGGGTTGGAAATACGCAGAATGTGCGTAAATGGATCAATTAATCAATCGCAGTTCAATTTTTGGAAAACTGGAATATTTGTAAATACTGTAGATTATACATCAGCTGGAATGAACACAGAAGGATTGTTCCTTGATCAAATATATATGGTGCCTGTTAATTATGGCGTGTATGTAAAAGGCAATAAAACATTCTACAATGCTCCATTTAATTCAAATGATTGGGCGGGCAGACCAATTGCTGGAAGAATGGTGTTGTTTTCGTTCAATGACAGTCACATCGATTCGCGAGATTCTGGCAATGCACTGTTGCTTGAAAACGTACAAAGCCATTATATATCAAATAATCTTATGATATCAGATGGTACTGGTTCCGTGGTTTATGGTTCAAATGCATATGAAGGAACATTTACCGGAAATACATTATTTAATGCAGGCAGTGCGCCGTCAATTTATATTGGTGGATACAGCGGATCTGCTAATATAGTAACAGGAAATGTATTTCGCGGAGGATCTACACATGTATTACTTGAATCAAGTTCAATATATAATAAAGTGTATGGAAATATTGCATACGATGCTCTCAATATTTCCGTGACCAATGCCGGTTCAAATAATTTGGTTGGAAGTGTAGGCAACTAATATTATTATGGGTGCAAGAACAGACGAATTCAATAAAAAATTTTTATATACGGAAACTAATCCGGAAGGAATAATTGCGGGCAAAAAAGGAATATTCTTTTTTAGAAAAGGTAACGAATTTTTTGTAAATTATAGTGGAAATCTTGAATCCGGTGCTTGGGAAAAATTATCATATCGAACAGTCATTATACCCGTTCCACCAGCTTCTAAAGTCATACAATATAAGAAACCGCATGAAATATGGTTAAAAACCACTGATGGATTTTATAGTGATGAAACTAATAAAATCATGCCAAAAACTGGCTGGAAGTTTTTTTCATATGATGATGCATTTGCAATGTTGGTGTTCAGAAAAATTACTTGGCACTTTCCAGTACCAACATCTTCATATTATTTGGGTGGAGTGGATGGAAACAGAAGCTACGATGATGACTTCTTTTATGCTAAAATAGGCGGAATATGGTATAGAACTCCGGTTACACTGTGGAATTTTTTAGATACTCCCGCACCCGGTGAAGATCCGAGTGTATCAACAAGTCTTCCTTTTGTTGATCTTCCCCTCGCCGGTATTGGTTTGAATTCATATGACACGGGATGTTCTCAAGCGGGCGACCAAACATACGACGTTGGCTTTTTCTACATAAAGGTCAATAAAACAACCTGGAAAAGATCTAGACTAAGTTTATACAAAATATTACCGAAAATGGCTTTATTCTAATAATTATATAAAACTAAATGAGCATTAATCCAAAAGATATTTATTTTACACAGAGAAATGCAGCAAATACTGCATTTACCGAAGTGTATGTTAGTGGAAGTAATTTATTAATACAGACCAATGCTGACGGTATAATAACCGGTTCTAACGTATTACCGGCCAACATAAACGCGGTCAGTGCTTCATATGCTCTCACGGCATCATATGTTTTGGGTGGATCAATTTCTGGATCTATTGATTCGGCATCATATGCAGCAAGTGCTTCATATTCTGCTTATGCTCTCACGGCATCATATGTTTTGGGTGGATCAATTTCCGGTTCTGTTGATTCGGCATCATATGCGTTAAGTGCATCGTATGCATCAACTGCATCAAAAGCCGAGTCGTTGATTGCTGGAATAAATATAAATGTTGGACAAATAACTGCGTCTTCAATATTGGTTGATAAATTAACCGTAAATATTGTCACCAGCAGCATTGCATATATAACTGGCAGTACAATTTTCGGAAGTAGTCTTTCTGATACTCATCAATTCACAGGCAGTGTGTCAATCACTGGATCAATTTCATTCGCGGGTTTGCTTGAGGGAGATGGTAGTAAATTGCGAAATGTTGGTGAAATTGATAAAATATTTTATGTTTCTGAGCAGGGTCTTGATACCAACGACGGTAAGACAATGAACACAACATTCAGAACAATCAAAACGGCGGCATTGGCAGCAAGTGCTTCGTATGCTGCAAATGCCGGTCCGTCACAATACAGAATGAGTATTCATATTGCACCGGGTTATTATTCAGAAACAGCATCAATTTGGGTTCCGCCTTGGACATCATTGATGGGAAATGATTTAAGAACAACTGTTGTGAGTCCAACATCTGCAACAAAGGGTGAAAACTTGTTCCTGATGAACAATGGTACATATGCTTGGGGACTTAGATTTGAAGGATGTGAAATTGATGACTTAGAAAATCCAAGAAAAGGTTTCTTCTTTGCATTTGCTCCAAGTGCAAGTATCACAACTTCACCATATATTCAAAATTGTTCTTGTATCAATACTCCAGCGGCAAAGTTTTATTCTCCACTCGATCCAACAGCAAATCCTCCAAATCCTCTTGTTGGCAATGGACCCGGTGGTATGATTGTTGATGACAGTGTACTTAGTGGATACAGTCCGTTGAAAAGCATGATTGTGGATGCTTATACTCAAGTTGCATTCAATGGTATTGGACTGTGTGTGCGTGGTCGTGGATATGCTCAACAAGTTTCATTCTTTACAAACTTTAGTCGCGTGGGTATTTTTGCAATGGATGGTGGTCATGCTTCATTGCTAAATTCAAATACTACATTTGGTGATTATGGACTGCGTTCGTCTGGTTCTCGTATTTTGATTGTGCCAAACATAACTCCAATCAGTTCTTCAATTGATATCACAGGCTCAATATTGTTATCAGCTGAAAAAACGGCAATTAAAAATTATATGATGACTAACCTACAAACATATGGTTGGTATAGTGCGTCATATATGAGCGGAGGTTTTGATTGTTCTGATGCTGGATTGCTTATTGATGCATTGTCCGCAGATTTGCTTGTGCCAAAAGCGTCCAGATTGAGTAACTTTTTACAAGGACAATTCAAGGGCCAAGATACATCAAATGACCAAAGATATACACTAACAGCAGCAACTGGTTTCACAAAAGGTGCTGTAACAACGTTTAGAGTAAATGACAGCAAGCATATGGCTCAAGATTATACCAGTTCATATTCATATATACGAGATTATATTATAAATGATCCAGACAACAAATTTACTACCATGACATTGTCTGGCAAACAAAAAGTTGAACAAATGCTGAATTTAGCCATAGATGTAATTCGTTCTGTAGCAATTGATGTAGAACCAACATATTTACAACTATTTGGTTCACTTATAACAAGTACTTCACATGACTTTTCTTATGCTGGTTCGGGCGTGAACTTCCTTGGACTACCCGTAAATCAGGGCGGTGTTGGCGAAACTAATGTAGATATAAGAGTATATGAAGAAGCCGGTGGCAGAGTTTATCAAACATCTGGTGATGAAACGGGTGACTTTTTTGCTGGAACTGGTTTTGTTATAAAACAAGCTACTGGAACTATTGAAGGCAGAACATTTGATAAAGCGATGGCCGCGAGAATTGTTCCATTAAATTTAGCGTTGGAGAGCGTTTAAAGTATATTTATATAAACCATGCCTACAAATCCTATACCACTTAATAAATTTCGTTTGATTGCAAAAACATTAGATAGCGGAAGCAATCTTATATACAGAGAAAATCTGGAAGTTGCTTCTATTTTACTTTCAGCACAAATTACTAATACAACGTCCAGTATCATGAGCACCGATGTGAAAATATTAAAGAGTGGATCATTGTCAGATAGTGATGCTATTGCATTATTAAAAGATGCAAAAATTCCACCGGGTGATTCACTCAATCCAATATCTGGAAAAATAGTTCTTGAAAAATACGATGCTTTTATAATTACATCTACTGAATCAGGATCATTACAAGTAATATTATCTATATTAGAAAACGCAATTAATTAACCTCATAGTATCCATACACAATGTCCAAACTAGTAGGCAGACAACCAATAGAAGTAAAGTTAATTGACAAGGTACATGGATATGTACCAATATATGACAGCGCGTCTGGATATTGGACAACAACCGACCTTTATGCTGCCATAACAAGCAGTGTTTCTTCCACCGCAAGTTTTGCAATCAGTGCTTCATATGCACTTACAGCAAGTTATGCATTGAGTTTTAGCGGAACAAGTGGCACATCTGGTACAAGTGGAACGTCAGGCACAAGCGGCACAAGCGGTACTGACGGCTCAAGTGGTTCGTCTGGCACAGCTGGAACAAGTGGATCAAGTGGCACAAGCGGTACTGACGGCACAAGTGGTTCTTCTGGCACAGCCGGAACGTCCGGTTCAAGCGGCACAAGCGGTACTGACGGCACAAGTGGTTCAAGCGGCACAAG